TTGGGAACTTAAACTCCACTTTGGATGTTTCTTTATAAATTCTAAGCACTTTTGAAGATGATTTTTATACATAGTATCATACACAGGATCTACATGATAATCTCCTTTTTTCAATGTCGTTATGCCCAGTAAATTATACATAGGTATATCCATGGGTTGGACATACAAGTTAAATGTAACCCCCTCAAACTCTTGTATGACCTCATCCAACCATGTTTGTTCTGAGTTCAAAACTGGAGGGTATACGAGCTTTATTTCACCTGCAAAAGACATCATTTCTTGATAGGAGGTACCCAATTTGGGAGCCATTGTGACCATGTCAAAAAAAGACTCTCGAATAAAATCAGAGGGCACAGTACCATTCGTTTCAATTGCAAGATAATCAAACCGTGTTCTCAAAACAGACATAAACGCCCTATCGATTTGTTTTGTGGGCTCACCTCCAGTCAGGAGGATATTTGAACAATTGTTCTTTTTTGCCGTACTTTCAATGAGTTTCATCAACTCATCAAGAGTATACTTTTCTTTGACCAAAAAATCAGTATCACACCACTTCGCACAAGGGGCATCAAATTTATCTCGATCTTTAGGTGATCCATTCCATAAATTACAACCCGAAAACCTCACAAATACAAAGGGTTTACCTACGTTTTTACCCTCCCCTTGTAAAGTATGAAATACCTCCGTAATGGCATATTTTTTCATTTGGACCCCTCATTTATACCCGAAAAAAAAGCATAAGAAGTTGGGGTTTCATAAACTTTAACCCCCATAAAATTCACATCTCCATACTCCTTTTTTTTACCTTGCATATACTCTAAAATATTACAATAAAGATGCCCTGCAATATTTTCAGCCGTCGGAATATAAGGCATAAGATATACTTTCAACCCCAAAGATTTCAAATACATGGTCACACTATCTTCCTCAAAACCTATGTATGCATGATCTAAAGGCTCTTTTACAAGGGGTTCAAGTATCTCCGTTTTTATATCTCCGTAATCCAAAATCATATCACGATTTGACGAATTTATAAGCCCAAATTGAACCTCCACAACATACCTATGACCATGCACATTACGACAAAGACCCTTGTGTTCAGGCAACCTATGAGCAGCATCAAACGAAATACTTTTTCCAATGTAAGCATTCATGTTGAAGCCCCATCGTCATAACCATCATCACAATACCTCATTATCTGATCTCCTTTTATTCTTCTATCATCCCAACCTCTTTTATCCTCCTGTTGTTCTTTGGCAACAAATTCATCGTTTCTTGCTATGACAAGCCTTACCATGTTCAAAAAAGCCTTATTCATATCAATTTTTTTCACATACCCACACGCTTTGAGGGCATCCCAAACTTCTTGAACATCATTACCCTCCACTTTGAAAAGAAACTTTGTGGGTTCACTTTCTTTGTAATTGGAGATATCCACATCTTCTTCCGGAAGAGTTGGAGGCTCCTGGAGAAGAATTTTAACTTCATCAATATCAAACCCTATCGTCTCGTAATCAAATGTCTCCACAGACAACTCTTTAATTATCGACTTGAGCTTGTCTCCCTCCCATTCACCATCAATCTTGTTAAGGGCCAAATTCATGCGTTTTGCAACATCATCGGAGGCCCTCACAAAGTATGCTGGCACACGATTGAACTCTGTATGACCCTCATTTATAAGCTCTTTTGCAGCCGCTACGCGTTGATGACCTCCGATTATCATCTTATCATGATCACGCACAACAACGGGCGATATAAACCCAAACTCTAAGAGTGATTTTTTCAAGCTCGTCATCATCACCTTTGAAATCTTACGCGGGTTATATGCGGCTTCTTTCAATTCTCCTATATGTAAATACTCTATTTGCATTTGTACCTCCTAGTCTCCTATCAATCATCATGATGTTTTTTCACTGTTGTTTTATTGATCCAATCGATATATCGAAGCCAAGCAAGCATCGATACCCCTTGCATTTTTAACCAATTATCAGATGCATTCATACATTCATCAAGTCTAAAACCATATGATTCACATAAATATTTCATAGATATCATCGTCTCTGGATGCCGTAAATCACCACCTACCCACTTTCCCAAATCTTCATCAAATAAATTCAATCTCCCACTCATGAAAAAAGTATTCCAACTGGATGAATCTACAGATGACCAAGGAAACATTCTAAGCAAACGTTGACCTGTAACACCAAAACCATGCACATAGTGATTTTCCAATGATTTCATCACAACTTTTAACCATTTAGAAATATAATCAACACGCATCGCATAAGGTACAACACCTCCTATTGAAATATACTTGGATAATAACTTGTAGCGCTCTAAATATTCTTCATTATCTCCTATATGAAAACACGGAATAATTTTACTCGGATTCTTGAACGTATCATACATTTCACACGTATTATCTAATGTTTTTTCTTCACTACCAATAACATCCAAAACGGAAACATACTTGAAAAAAGATTCGTATCTATTGGCCCAATTAATATAAGCTTTATTATTTAAAGTTTTTTCTTTTGAATTCGCAGAGTATGCCCCCGAATCAAGAAAAAACTCATATTTTATACCTGCTTTGTCAAGTCGATTTACTACATGCTCAATATTCGTATTTCTAAAATAGTAGTAAGAAAAAAGAAAATTAATTTTTTTTTCCTTATACCTAAAAATATGCTCAAATGATTCGTATATATCTCTACGAAATCGCTCTGTAGATCGAGCCACAAAGAAAAATTTCATGATATTCTCGCATTACTGGGCACATAAACAGCCTCATCACCGTCCTTCAAACCTACCTCTAAAAAAGCCTTTGAACGAAGCTTACATGAAGGGCATTCCTCACATTGGACATACATACTGTCTCCTACATGCTTTGGGTTGTAACAAGACCATGAAGACTTTACCATCTCCAGACAACCAAATTCTAAAGCCATTTTCAACGTTTCACTCTTGTTGATATGCATCAAAGGTGTATGAATCTTGAATTTTGCAAGTTCTGTGGGCATAGCTTTATTGAAAGACTCTTCAAGCGACTTGATAAATTCTTCTCTACAATCTGGATATCCACTATAATCGGTTTGACAAACCCCCGTTACAATGTCAAATATACCAGAAAACAATGCAGTAAAAAAAGCTTGGGTAAGAAATGCCAAATTTCTACCAGGCACATAAGTATTAGGTAAACCACCCTCTACTTTGTCATCTTTGTAACCTCCATTTTCTTTTATATCCAAATTTTTATCAGACAATGAGGAAGTTAATGGTAAGGATATCGACAAATTTTGAAGTACATAAAAAACATCAGGAACGTATTCCATAAGAAGTTTTGCAACATGTAATTCAATGCTATGTCTTTGACCATAATGTATGTTCAAGGCATATACCTTAGAAAAACGTTTCATCGCCCATGCCAAACACACGGACGAATCCATACCTCCAGAAAATAATACTATTGCGGCTTTATTTTCAATCATAAAATGGCCTCCTTTATCAAACTTGTATACTTTACTTCCATCTCAGGACTATCAAAATAAGTAGTATATGTTATTGTATATTGAGTATTATCTTTGACCCCTCTTGCGCATATACAACCATGTTTAGCCGACAATTTCACACCTCTTGCAACCCCTACCATCGACTCTAAAATCATCTCACCTAAGAATTCTTGTACAGTATACTGAGTAGCATAATATTCTACAAGTCTTGTAAATTTAGATAACCCTACAATTTTATCTTTGGGCACATACGCAAGACTCACAGTACCGAAAAAAGGCAATCCATGATGAGCACATCTTGATGTGAAAGCTATGTCCTTTATACTTATAATTGAGGAGTTGAATATACTTCTGGAGACACCTCCAGGATATATGGGGGCGGCGTCTCCTAATCGCGCGTGAGGACCTAAATCGAATGATGTTTGTTCCGGATATGGAAAAAGAGGACTACAAAACGGATCCTCCGTACCTTCCAAACTATCAAGAGAAATATTCTTTTTTTTGCACCATTTCTTCATCTCCTTGGCCATACGCTTGGGTGAATCTTTGAAATGAGAAGATTTCAAGTCATACCCAAGCTCCCGGAGCATAACCTTAAAACTTTCTTCATAAATATCGCTCATTTTAGAGCTCCTTTTTGACATCTGACCTTACATGCATGAAGCTCCACCTCCGATTGAGCACTTATCACACAATCAACACTCAATCGAAGACGATCATCACGCTTGACCTTCTCACAAAATGTCACACATGAATCCCCACCCGGCACATTCTGAGCCTCCTGACAACCAAACCTCGCCATGTTTTGACAAGCCTTTTCACAATCAGTTGTGGGTACATTTGTGCTAGCTGGAGACACAATTAAAGAAGGTTTATCTACACACGAAACAATAAGTATAAAGAGTACGTATCTCATATTTCACCTTTTTTTGCAGAAATAGCATAAAAATGAGAAGATAAAGGTTGCGTCAAAAAATCACTCCTTACCCTCAAAAAACCATCCTCTCCATATGATTTACCCCATGAATTCGCGACATAAAATATGTAATCATTCTCTTTTTGATCATACTCATAAGCAACAATAAGAAGTGCGTGCCCACCTCCCTTTTCATAAGTAGCTGATAATATACCACTCTTGTAATCTAACAAAGGTTGTGTATTGAAAGTACCGAAAAAAACTGGGTAACCATGAGCTATAGAATTTTTTATTTGCTCTAACAAATTATCTTTATCCAAACTACCTATGTTATAAAATCCCTTAAACATCACCTTGGAACCATTCGCAATCACATCCCATGGCAATTCCTGATCCACTTTTGATACATCAAAAGGCCATATTTTCTCATCAATGAGACCGTAGGAGGATATGCCCTCCACTGCAGAATGAGGCATTGAACCAATATCAATCAACACACTTGTATCAAACATCATTCTAGCCATTGTATAAATAGCCAACGGGGATATCTCCTCATTTGAACCCATGCGACAAGACACTTGTATACCTTGAGCTAATTGAAAACCCACACACGCTTGAGTATTCAATTGATCACGTATCTTAACATATGGCAACAAACTCATTTCACTGTGATTTGGTCGAGTTACACCTATCATATCTATAAATCGAGTGAATTTCTTTCTTGAACTTCTCAAATCAGGTATAAATCCAAAGCCATCCATGTAATCCTCCTATTATTCAATTGCTCCCGACAAAACCACTGTGGACGTAGGCACTCCTACTCCGAATGAATTTGCAGGTACACGCACATCTCCGTTTGCATTGATATAATTGATAAGCGAAGCTGTAGCCACAGCTTGTTTTGCAAGCTCCCTTTTCGAAGCAACCACAAGTGATAAAATTTGTTCTGAAGTAAACCCAACTGGAGGATTATTTGGATCAGGTAACACAATAAGCGCCAACATTGCTTCAAATATAACCAATGCAGCCCCTGTACCCATATATGTGTTGTTATCATTAACCGTTACAGAACCTTGTATCATCGCCATAATAAACCTCCTCTTACCCTTATTTACCCTTATTTAATGGGTCTTTATGATAATGCGCATAGGCAAACCTATGCACATGTGTATGAATCATACCCGTCATACATTCACCTTTCCAAGTTGCATTACAACCAGGAAAATTGCATACACATGTGAACTTTTGAGGCTCCGGGAGACCATTATCACCCAATGTGCGATCTGTGTACTCACACACAACATGTGGAGCCCACTTTGGGCTTACAACGTTCATTTTAGCCGCTTTTCCTTATCTAGGGCCTCCACATACTCCTCCAGTCGCTTTACCTTGGATTTTTCTTCCATAAGCTGCGATTCAAACAACGCACGTTCTCTTATCCTCTCCTCATGTATAACATTAATCAACATTGTATAATGCTCAATCAATGCTTGAACCACATTATGAGAGGTCATTACAACTTTGGGCATAAATTGTTGAGTAGAAGTAGTCATTAATCACTCCAAATTTGTGAGCCATCGGTATCCATGGCTTTACCTGAAAACGGAGACGCCGACCACTGGGCCCATGAAGTACAATTTGCAGCCGCAGGTACATCCGCACTTGGTTGTAACTCAGGAATTATCGATGTTTTTGCATTTAAAATCAAATCTGAAGTACCTCCAGTTATTGTGGGTGTAATCGCCGTAAGACGCACCTGACCTCCCCTCCGCGCGCGCATTCCATAAAGGGTATTTCCTGAACCATATGGAATACCCGCTGAAACATAACACATAGAGTATACTGACATATCAACACCTACCGAAGTAGAATCAAATACACCATTCTCCGCTTGCATTCTAAGTACTCCTAACTCCGAAAATATACCTCCGTTTTGAACTATTGTATTTCTAAGAATACAATTGGTATTTGTACTTACTACCAATGCAACATTTCCCGCGGTCACCATGGCTACCAAACAACCTGTAAGAGAAACATCAGTGTTTGAATTTGCAGCAAAAGATGTTGTTGTAGATCTTGAAAAACTACACATATTATAAGTTGAAGATTGACCAGATTGAGTCGTATGACCATCAGAAAATCTACAAGTTGTAAAAGTAGTTAGCCCAATATCACGCACATCAGAAGTTGTAGAAAACGCATTAGGAAATTCAAAATTTACAAAAATTTGTCTAACCTTGGAACCCAAATATAACCTTTGTACTTGAGTCAAATTTACAATATTATACGTGTCACCAGAACTCGGAGGTGTTCCTGGTGTGGAGGGTGGAGTTGTCGATGCATTATGAGTTGATTGCCACCAATAAGAAGAACGAGCAACCCCTGAACCCAAATCTTTGGCAACCCAAGTAGTTGCATTAATAGCTGCACCTGATGTCACTACAAGAAGTTTTCCAATGTGGGAGGTCCAAGTTGCCCCTGTATCAGTTACTGAGGGGCCCGTATTGGTAGCGGGGGTAGCATTGGCACCGTTTGCCGTAAAAGTACCGCTCGCTGCAACTGTACGTTGTCCTATCCAAAAAATAACCAACCTAGGATCCGTATCTCCGTTCTCCTTAGGAACATTCAAAGATGTGGATCCCATAGGATCTGTTGCTGGTAGATCCCCAAGAACATTCACAGTATATGTCGGTAAATAAGGCCTTCTAAGACGTCTATTGAACTCACGAACGGTCTTTATGGCTGTACCTGAAGTATCTCCTTTATTTTCATCATTACCCGCTACAGGGTCAATAAACCATGTTGCTTGCATTGCCCAAAAATAACTTGGAACATCAATATAAAACCACCTATCAGTACCTGATCCCGCAACAATATTACCAGGATCTACAGTAACCCCCGAAGACTTTTTCAAATAAAAATAACGTTGGTATGTTTTGACAAACGCGAGAGTACCTTCGGATAAAATCCCAGTATCCACAAGAGCAAGTTCTGCTTGATTTTCAACTGTAATCTTACCTCCACCCCCGTCTCCACCACGTGTTGTATTGAACCCAACGACTTGTAAATTTGAATCCGCTTTCTGACCTTGTATAATATTACGAGCTACAAATTTCTCTACATCTGCATCGGTAACCTCCACTCCGTCAATTTCCCGTAATTGCACACCTCCTTTTCTCAACAAAGGAATATCATGAAATTGATCAGACACTACAGAACCTGATTTTGCAACAACCGTATCATTTAATACCAAATATCGAGCCATAAAAAACCTCCTACCTTGTATACTTAATTGCCCCATATGGGCTCATATTTTCAGACACTTTACGATTCAATACCCCCCATTCTCTTGCTTGTTCCCTTGCAAAATAAGCGGCCATCAAAACGTCAGCAGTATGTGTTGATGGTTGATATAGGAGACAAGCATCTATAAATTTCTGAACAGGTTCTGACACTTGACCTGTGGAGGTATTTGGAATCAACCATGCCCCTTGTGACATCTCCACAAAAAGACCCTCCACACCATGTTCTGGATGTGCTTTGGCACGACCTGTCGTATGTGCGCGAACAGGTATGCTAACATCAAATTCAAGCGTAAATTGTCGTATAAAATCTTGAGCAGCATTGTTCTCCACTCGAATAATTGAATTGAATTGTCGCGACTTTTCAATGATACGCCTCACAATTTGCGGGCCATTGTATTGTTCAATTTCAATATCCAGTATTTGTTTGTAACCATTCGGAAGCACTAAAAACGTGAAAAAAGCCGTATAATCATGACTCTCCCCTTTATCCACTGCAAGATCTACCCCTGTAAATACAAGGCCCTCATTACGATAACTATCTAACAAACTGTATATACCTAATTTTCTAGCATTTTCTTTACATAAATCAACATACTCTCGCTTGCAACGAGCATTGTCATCATTGGTTACAAGGTTTCTGTACAAATTATTAAATCGATGGGGCAAATGATTCTTTTTAATCTCATGAATCACAACTGGAGAATATCGTTCAGGCCAAAGTGGGGTTTGATTTTTTACATCAGGATCATGATCTACCAATCGAACCGTTGTACAATCTGGAGAAGAATTTGATGGACGTATATCATTTGAAATTTTATCATTCACACCCCACATGTCTTCTTTATATGATCCATCAAGCTGGAGATCTGGAGGTGTGGAGACTTCAATATCTCCATATATATCCATCCTTATGGTGGGCCAACCCCTTTTTTTCAGCCTATGAAGAAGATCATCATCATGCCAAGCTGTATTAACCACACACACCATTGCCCCACGAGGATCAAGTCGACTGATAACTGTTGATTGTATCCACTCCTCCACTTTATTTCTTTGGTCCAAAGTGGATGTGTTTTCGAGGGTAAGAATATCATCAATAATGATCCAATTTAATCGAGCTCCTGGGAGGGCCCCATGAAGACCCACAGCGCATAAAGATGGGTCACGTATACCGTAGGGCCTATCAATAACTATAGCGTGTTGAGTCCAAGGTTCATCAGCGCGTTCAGAAGGCTTTAATTGCGGGAAAACAGCACGCAATTCAGCATTGTTCTCTATATACTGTCTAACAAGCCTCAAAGGTTTCATGGCTTGTTCCTGAGTGGAGCTTATAATGGCCCCACGTGTTGTTGAATTTATACCCAACTTGTAAAGTGAAATACCTGCGACACAAAATGTCTTTGAATGACCTACAGGCCACATATTGACGGAACGATCATGATTCATGATAAAATCAAGACCTACTTTTTGATGCGGTGCTAATTTTATGAGCTGTTGAGTGTTCTCCTCTCGCATAACAAATTCAAAAAAATCTACTATGTTATTACGAGCTTTATATGCCCTACCTTGTATAATTTCATGAACTTGGGATATACGCTCAATATCCGTGAATTCGTTTATATTTTGTATATGCCAAGGTTTCATTGGGTCAAAACCTTTGGTTTTTTGTCTGGTATAAACCCTTTATTACGAGCCTCCTCTATCAATGCTTCTTTCTGATGAAATTCATCCAAGGTTTGATTAATTTGCTCTACAGTCATATTACCAATAACTTGAACAAGAGCATGCTTAACTTCAACAGAAGCACTTATTTTCAATGGTGCATACGTACCCTCAATCTTGGCAACATGCTTCTCCGCCTCCAATACCAAGTCCAAATCTTCTTTTGCATGAGCCTTACGAATAACCCCATAACTACGCTGCAAAGCAGCTGAACGTAAATCTGTTTGTGAATAGGAGATCTGCTCCTCCCATCTTTTTCTGACTCGCTCAACAAGTGATTTTATACGCTCATGTGAAACTTTATGAGTCAAACCAAATTGCTGTTCAAAATGTTTCTGGCATACTTTACGAATCGACCCTACAGTTGTATAACCTTGTAAAAGAAGTTGTTCTACAACCTCCTCTTGTTTTCTACTCTGTTCTGCTGTGTACTTAATTACCAAATGATTTTTCATGTCGCGCCTCAAACAAAAAAATACATCAAGCTTGATATTTGTCAATCACGCAATTGTGCGAGTCACATCCGGTTCTACAGTTATTGTACCTCTTTCAACCGTGATCACAATACCCGAAGCATCTAAAATTTGCACATCAAAGACCAAAACCACATTTGTGTCCGGAAAAAATAAGGTTTTATTGGCGGGCATCCGTATGGAGACCCTCCCGGTTGTCGCATCCGTAATGACAACATCTCCACTCCCATCACTCGAATCAGCCCTAAAAACAGCCATTGTATCAAAATCAATGACCTCCCTTTTGACTGTGAACCACACTTTTGCCCCCGTAATGTTCTTGTTGGCCCCAAACTGATTCTTGATGCTAGCCTCCAATCGAAAAGTGTCACCACGTGTCATTCTGTAATTATTGACCCCAACTGAATAATCGCTAACATATGCCGTTGTCATATCCGCCTCCACTTGATCGTCGACATTCACCTCAAAAATCATAATATCAGGCAATGCACCATTATACCAAACCCAAACGATTGCACCCAAACTCTAAAATTTCAATCATTTCTCCATCCTCCCCTCCAGATTGTCCTTCGGTCATGGCGGGCATACGATTTCTAAAAAAAATAGAATTTCAGATTGAATACGATGAAATCTTCGAATCACGCTCAATTTTACCTAAAACCATACCAGAGAGAACAATTCAAATCATAAATGCACTAAAAAACAAGCCTAATATGCTTCTTACCTCCAATGGAGGTATTGGCGCCACGGAAATTCTAGATGTTTTTCCATACGGAGACTTCAAAAAAGCCAATATCCCAATCATGGGTCTAAGCGATACTACAGCTCTGCTTCTCGCAATCACAAAACACTGCAACATGATCACTTTCAATGGGCCCTCCACTGCCCTCAGAATACACTCAAAATACCTGTATGAAATTGATCGATACACTCTCCTATGTGCGTTGTATAATCTTGTTGATGGGTATAAAGGTATTCAAGATCCTTTTTCAAAGTTTGATATTGAACCCCTTGTAATATACCCTGGTAAAGTACAAGGTACTTGTCTCGGGGGTAATATGACTGTACTTTGTTCAATGCTCGGTTCAGATCATCTTCCTACTTTTAAAGATTCAATTCTCTTCTTGGAAGATATTAACATAGGAGCCTATGAATTCCGAAGACTTTGGTCACAATTGACTAATGCAGGCATTATCGACCAATGCAAGGGGTTTGTATTCGGTGAATTCACAAATGAGCCTATATTCGACAATGAACCCAATATTCAAGACTATGTTTATCGACTCATGAAAAAGATAAAAAAACCATGCCTTGTAAACATGAATTTTTCTCATGGTATAACAACCACAATGCTCCCAATCGGAGGTCATTGTCAATTAAACACAGACGATGGGGTTATTTTCGCCCCCTTTGTTTCATAATATATAAATCCTTACCTCCTTTTTTTAATCACTTTATCATACGATTTTCGAGCCTCCACAAGCATTTTTTCAAATCTTCCAAGGTCATAAGTTGACCTTTTTTCATCTGTAACAACATCATTATTCTTGGGTCTGGAGACATCCCATTTCCAATCATAGGGTCGATCTCTCCAGGTAGGATCAATTGCATCAGCAATCACTTCGGGATCAGTTTTTGGCATCGTAAATTGTCTCTCAGTATACTCATATCCTCTCACATATCCACTTTCATACACAATGCGACCATATTTTATCGCAAAATCGATCCATTCTTGCCTATTCGCATACGGGTATTCATGCACAAATTGATATACCATAGCTTCAAAACGCTGTGGCATCTTCGGGCCCTCATAAAATCTACCTACTATACGATCCAATAATCGAGACCACCATGACATAATTATTCACAATCTCCACATTCATCTGATACAACTTTTCCCAACATTTGATTTTTTATCTAACTTTTCCATCAAACCTTGTAATATTTTAACCAAGTTTAATACATTACCAGGAATTAATGTAAAAAAATGATCTTCTCGTATACATATAACATTTTCACAAACATGATTTGCATTAATATATGTATAACCCATAGATTCCAAAAATTTCATAGGATCTTCATCATACCTATCATTCCCACCAACTAAATATTTACCTACTATCCTATTTGTAACCAAGTACCAAGGTTTACGAGACTTCCTAAAAAACAACATTGGAATTTTAACATCATATATAGTAGAATCATCTTTACCAAGTTGTTCTTCTGCCGCTAATTTGGTTTGTTTCCACCATGACCAAATAGGACTTTTTCTACCTTCGACAAAGTTTTTCAAATCAAAATTTTCTCGTCTTTTAACCTCCACAACAAAAGGAAACAACTTTGAGGTGGTCATTAAGTCTCCAGATACTCGAAAATTACCCCTAACATCCGAAGTTGACCAACCTCCACTCAAAGGTGTTCTCACAAACTCACAGTTTTCATCTACTTTACGCCACCACTCTTTCAATATATAAGCAACTTCTCTTTCAGCACTCGACCCCTTATTTCTCGATTGTACCATGATCACCTCCAGTTATTTTCAAATCTGTTATATACAACTTTTCACATCCTAAAATAACCTCCAACAAAGGCTTTACAACCTCCGGTTGAAACTCTCTACAAGAATAAATGTCCATGACAAAAGTCTCACGAAGTGGCCACGTGTGAATTGCACAATGGGAGGTAGAAAGCACTACAATACCCGTTATTCCACCTTCATCCTCAAAGGGTTCTTTACCCATTTTCGCAATATCCAGCTCCACATTGCTCATATGTGGGCCACTAAGTACTCTCATACCTACAACATCTACAACCTTTGAAAGAAACTCTTTCAACAATTCTTCACTACCTAATTTTTCAGAGTTTCCTTTACCCCAATACTTGGCATGTGTGCCCTCCCATTGTAAATATTCCATCAAATACCTCTTTTCATACTAGGAGACTACTTGTAAAGCAGCTCGCTTACCATCAGATATAATTTCAATACGCCCCGGTAGCGCATCTAACAAGGCCGTATGATGGGCAATTATAAAGCCTTGTTCAAAAAATGCACGATGAATTAATGACCCCAAACATTTCGCAACAAACCCTCGATTTGTCGCATCTAAAGCCCCAAAAGGCTCATCGATCATGACCACAGACCAATCAACATGCTTCTGGATACGGAGCCATTGGGAGGCGCTCAATTGAAAAACAATACCCGCAATATCATCCGCTGCTCCACTCCGATTTGACAAAGAAAAGTGGAGCTTTGGTATCAATTTATGGGCTCTTTGTTCACTGCACCTAGGGCAAACTTTTTCTCTTTGAGTTGAAAATTTATTACCACATGAAAAACACTCTAAAACAAGGTCTTTTGACTCTACGGAGACATGAAACTGTATCTCAAAATCAACATTCATCTCTTTGAGTAGGGTATTTGCAATGATACAAATATCATTAGCTACAGAGTGGAGAATGTCCTTTTGAGCCCCCTTTTTACCCACAATTTCATATGCTTCACGCACAATCTCCAGTTCATTTACAAGACCTTGTAATTTCTCAGAATTACCCTCTTGACTTTCCATTTTTTGAGTAAGCTCGTTCAAGTCATTGTATACTTGCCCCGCGCGTTCCATAAGAATTTTGAGCTCTTGAAAAATATACTGAATATCCACATTCTCCACATGTTCTTTCTTATTCAATTTCAAAAATTCTTGTAGATTACGAGCTTTATTTCTGAGATTCTCCAGTTCATACGTATAACGTTGGGTCTCCTCTTCGCGTTTATTTATTTTATCGACATTGGCATAAACTTCTTTATATTTCGCATGTATTTCACTCAACTCTTTTTCAATCGATAAGAAAAAATCCGAATTTTCTCGTACGGAGATCTCCACTTGATCTTTAATACCACACATTTGCCCTGTAACTGGACACAAACCATCAAACCCTTTGCGTTGCATAACCTCCAGCTTGTTTCTTCTTTCAGAAAGAACTTCTTTCTGAGACCAAAGATTTTCATACTCAACAATTAATGCTTTCTTTTCCTCCACACTTGGAAGTTCACACTCTTCCACTTTTTTTCGAAGAGCCTTACCTTGTACAACAACCTCCTCATACTCTTTTTCTTTATCCACTATCAACCGATTATTTACAATACTCGACTCTATACTTTTATATACTCGAATTTTCTTTTCATACTCATCTATTTTCAATTGTAATTGCTGTCTTTCAAGCGCAAGTCTTTGGATCTCCACTTGTATTTTATTTTTTTCATCTTCAGGTAAACACTTCAACATAAACTCGGTGCGCTTCTGCCTGATCGCCTCATAATCTGCTTTAACCACTTCTTCTAATGCGAAAAGCTTCTCCAGTCCTATCCACGAAACCATAACATCCATCAGTTCGGAGGGCTTCATATATACAAATTGAGCCATATTTTTCTGCTCAAAATAACATGTGGTCATAAAATCATTCTTCGCAAGCCCTATAACCATTTCCAAGGTTTGTTGAGCTTGTTCCCCAGTAATTATCATATCTCCTTTTTTGTATGAAAACCTTGTACTTTGACCTATGGTTCTTTGCCTTGTAACCTCCGTACCATCAGAAAATTTCAATGTGACCCCACCTTTATCCTCCCCCCTACTTATCCACTCATCCTCCAATCGCGCTTTATGTTCACCATACAAACAAAAATATATGGCTTCCATAAAAGAACTTTTTCCAAGCCAATTGCTTCGTTGTACATCCTCTTTATGCATTGCAAATATACCATATAACTTGGGTTCTAATACAACCTCCTGTTGCCCATAAAAACATTTAAAATTATGCAACTTTACAGATTGTATGATCATAAACCCACCACCTTAAACTTTGACTCAATATACTGAGTCACTGAATGTTTTCGAGCCGATAAAGATACAAGCCCCATAACAACCTCACGAATACTATGATGATTATATTGCATATATTGAGGGGTTTTCATTGTATTCGTAGGCAACTTGACAATCTTGTAAAATTGACCTCCACATGCTTTTATCCAAGCATCCACTCGTTCAATATCTTGATCTGTATAATTCGATTGAACATAACATCTAACAAAAACATTCTTAAATTTTTCAGGGTCAATCTTGTATTCTTCATCTTCTTTTAAGTGGAGAGTATGAAGTTCAGGGGTATCCACATACATAAACTCAATCTTTGCTTCCTTCTGTTTTTTCATTGTTTTTCCTCTCTTTTATACATCCACTATCAAATATGACGGCTTGTGAGAAACTTCATTGAAACTCAAACGAGCCAATGATCCTGGTATGTGGATATCCACATCATCCTTTTTGTAAACTTGCGACTTGTGATAATGTCCATTGAATACTTTACAACCTTTGAGAAGTTCTGTAGGTAACCTCCTATCCGATCCTCTACGAAAATCAGTTGACTCATCACCTAGTATCACACCCTCAATCATCAAATGACCAAAAACATAATGACCTCCAATCTCCACTTTTTTCAACCATTCTGAAGGCGAAACCACTGTCGAATGCGTATAGGGCAAACATAAAATTTTGTGCATCGACCATTTATCTCGGCTAAAAACTTCATATTGAGTGTAAGAATCACACACAGAAATATCTCCAGGATATAAAGAAACAACCTCCGATTTGGGTAATTGAACCCAATCCTCCACTTTTGAAACTTTCTGCAAACCTTTGAGAGGGGTTAATGTGGAGGTATACAAACCATCCTCCATAACATCATGATTACCGGTAAGCCATATACTTGTTATTCCAGCATCATCTAACCTTCGACATATACCTATGAGAAATTCATAAACCCGATAGGTTATAGGTTGCACTTCGGGGTCCATCAAATCACCCATAAAAACAAATAAATGAATATCTTTGGCTATGGCCTTATCTACCATACTTGTAATTGTTTGAGAAAGCTCAGCAAACCTCCACTTACCCAATGTTTTAGCATCCAAGTGCCAATCACTTGTAACCAAAATTTTCATATATCCACATACCCTTCTTCATTCTGTTCCATAGGCTCCACTTCTGAAAACTTGGAACGAACAACTTCCTCCACTTCTGCAAACAACAATGGATCATCATATAAACCTTGCACAGCTTGGGCACGACCTTGCCACTTATGCGAACCATACTGATACCAAGCTCCAGATTTTGAAATAACCCCAAAATTCTCGGCTAATTCAAGAACATCACGGGCTCGATCAAACCCAACTGGATATAAAGCTCCGTTTGAAATATGAAAATAAGAGTATTGTACTTTACCCTCTTTTGGTGCCACTTTCGTCTTGGAAATTGAAACCCGAATACGTTCTCCTATTGATTGAGCCGTCTCCCCCTCCGTACGCGTATCATTCTTGTATACATATCCAACTTGCTCACAACGCATAACCAAACTTGCATCGTATACAATCGACTTACCACCTCCGATTTTCCAATCTTTACCCCATGCTTTGTCGTACGCACTCGCATTCACATCCTCCGATTCACGCGCTATGGCCAATAAAGCAGTACCTGTTGTCGCAAGAAGAGGTATGAGCTCATCAAGCCAAGCCGCATTCATGGCAGCTTTTACCTGTGCTGCCCGGCCTCCCATTCCATCCACTCCTCCTTTCTCCGTACCCTCAGAAATCTTCTTCATAAGATTCTGGGGCACAAGCTTTCGAAGTGAATCTAACACTATAATTCCCGTTGTATCAGGGGGGACAACCCCCGTGCTACGCATTTTTGCAATGGTTTCCGCAAACTCACGCACTTTATCAACGGTTTCTTCATAAGTTCGTGGGCGCAATGCAAAAAATTTTGAATCCTCCACATACTCTCCCATTAATTGCCTTATCCAAGTAATCGGTGTTGTGAATTCTGCATCGATAAACAAAGCAAAATGACCACGTTTGAGAAAAGAGTAGATAAGACCATGGGCAAACACAGTTTTCCCATTGTTTGATTTACCATGTATAAGCATATATCTATCAATGGGTAGACCACCAACCCCTGTAGCATGGTCAAATTGCGGAAATATAGTAGGTACAGCACGCACCCTTGTAAGTACTTCTCTTGCAGGTAAAAAGCTCTTAAAATGAGATGCTATATCATCTAATTCTTGTTGTTTTTTCGACTGTTCTATTGATTTTTTACGACCCATGTAAAACTCCTATACACTCAAAAAGGCACATCATCTGTTGTAAGATCAAATGCTGGTTTGAAATCTTTTTTTTCTACCTCCGTAGGAGGTTTCGCAACTACCTCCTTAGGAGCATCTTGCATTAAAACAGATTTCCTAGTTCGTCTTTTTGCAACTGGAGGTGGGGTCGGTTCACCATACTGTGCCCCACACTCTTTGCATACCATATCAGTTGAATACATCTCGCTATTACATTGGTCACACACAACAAATTCTTCACTTTTCAACACCTTAGCATTGGTAGTCACTTCTGTGGAGGTTGATAATGATTTCACAGATGTCTCCTGTTTTGTCGCCAAAGGGGCAGAAGGCGTTTGCCTAGATATTTGTCTATTGAACCCTTTAGGAGGTGCAAAAAGTTCATCATAGGGTAATTCAATGAGCGAATATTGTTCAAGCATCATACGAAATTCCATAGGATCCGCGGGCTTTGCAAACATACCCAAATCAATGGGTTCGGAGGCCAATAATTCTTGTATTTCAGGGGTATATTCAATTTTAGGCATAATTTTAGCCGAGTATCTTTGAAACACACTGGAGGCATCTTTATCCACTTCCCAACGCATACATTGTGGATATCGAGTAATATCGCCTTTTTCCGAACCAAATTGATCCTCCCAATCATTCATGGCTTTCTGCACACACTCTCCTATTAAACTCGATTCTGTAGCAATCTGAAGACCCGAATAAACCGCATCATTGTCCACCAAATAAAACATGTAGTTCATCTTGACTTGAACATTTTGGCGCCAAGCATCTTGCTGTGATATTCGAGCCCTCCGCATCTCCGTTTTTTGGGCATCCGTAAGATTTCTCGAATTAAACTCTCCGTATACACCTCCAGCTGCAATTTCAAAGACTGTGTTTTCTCCAGGTACGCGAATCACAGGTTCAAGCCAATTAAGTTGACCCCTCACAACTTGATCCCTAATATACTCAGCATAACGACAAATTGGGCATACTTTAGGAGACATCCCATGCATTAAATCATGGGAATTTTCCGCACAATTCCATCTCATTGAATATATATTCTTTGAATTTATACCCTTAGATTCATCTACTTTTTTTATAACCCTTGGAAACATATGTGCCCAAAGTACTTGTGGTTTGGTTTTTGGGTGAAGCCATACATTTGCATAACCTTGTGTTTTCCAACTACGAAAAAAAGAAGCCCGTCTTGAACCACGTTTAACAACAAAATCAAAACCCATGACATACCTACTTTCTCAATGTATACAACATCGTTTGCAATGATTTACAACGTATTTTTGACAATTCAGCCAACATTTCCAAATGTTCTTCTGTAGCTTTCAACTTGGAAAGTTTTTCCTCTATCTCCTGATACTCTTTTTCGAACAATACCCCTATACTTGCTTTGACATCACCATCAGTAATCTGTTTTTTTACTGACCAAGTTTCACGTTCTTGTTGAACATGCAAAAGAGCACGTCTCCACATGTCCGACTTAATAGGAGATACCTCCTTTTCGTAACGTTCTCTCTCAAGTTTTCCACATAAATAAAGCCTATGAGCATTTCTCGCATTGGTCTCCGCATAGTCCATATGACGCATGAGAGTAGAATAATCAGATCTTTGATCTCCTACGTACAAATCTTTCTCGATTTTCTCATATGTACCTATCAAATCGATCTCATATATTGATTCAACAATTTTTCCTATCTCACCATACGATTGATCTACCTCACTCCGTTTTCTCATCTTGCACCTCCACTTTTCCTCTGATAAATTCATTTACCACTTTTATGGCCTCCTTTTTATCCTTGACATATACTTTTTTACTTTTCCAAGGTAACTTGAAAATAAATGGTACAACCCCCTTATTTTCATACAACCATTCTTGCAATTTAACCAAATTTTCAGCTGTAATATCAGACGACTTCTTACCTCCTCTTGGCCTAACCACCCCAGGAACAACAGGTTTGATTTTCTCCGGTCTTGTTTTTTGAAACATCGTCCAATCATGCAAAGGGAAAGCCGAAGATAACAATCGAAAAGTAGGTGGATATACAAGTGAATCCCAAAGATAATATCTATCACAAACACCATCATATTCTTCGGCATACATAACAGTCAAAGGGCGCACACTTGCGTCCATAACCACATATCCTATCCGCGTTCCAATTGAAACCTCCACACCCTTGTGTATCAAATCTTTGGCAACAACCACATGCCTTGGAAGAGCTGAAAAAGTACCATCTTTCTTAAGCCTTACCGAGTAATGCTCCACTTCTTTTGACAAGGTTTTGGATATGATGACCTCCGATAATGACAATGGCTCATTAAGCACATGATTCATCGTCTTTTGAACAATTTCCTCATATATATTTGAGTCTTCACAGCCTGCACAAATCTTTTCAATCACCTGTATTTGTAGTTTTCGGGCCAAAAAAACAGAGTCTCCCCTCCGATATTCAAGACCCTTAATCTCCGGTTTCGATTCTACAGAAGCTCTTTTACCTTTGTAATGTAAATACGAACCAACATATTTCTTTGCCCCCACAAAAACCACTCGATCAAAGGCTTTTTCATAGGCTAAACATATATCATTCTCCACACACCCCATGCGCTCAATCATCTGTGGATACAATGTTTCGTTGCACCATGAAACAAATGATTTGAAAACCTCCGCATCCACCCCCTTGACAAAAAGAGAGTCAGTATCAGCATATATGGCCTTCATACCCCTATTTTCAGCTTCTTTTATCGTCTCCTTTATCAATTGAGCTCCAGTTTGCGTTACACTCTCAGCAATCTGTGCATCAAAAAACCTTGAAAACGAACTACCCACAACCCCATAAAAAGAATTTGCGGCCACCTTGTAAGCTGTAGATAAACGATTTGCATCATACCACCCCGATGTTCCTGGGGGTAATTCATCTCGATCTTTTGATGATTTTTTTCGAAGATCTATGAGTTTTTTCAAAGCAAAAGGTAATATACCTTGTAATTTTGAAAATCTAACACCTGTAGCCTCCACAAGACATTCTCCTGTCTCTGATTTTGTTTCTGGTGACATATTCCAAGAAATCATGATTGACGGATACAACCTTTGAAAATCAGCCACATGTATATTTTTTTCAATACCATGTGCTTCAGGAGGCATAACATAAGCCCCTTTGAATTTTTCATGTTCTACAACCACATTTTTTGACAGAAATTTAAGACCCTTAGGCTTTGCCAATCGCAACAAAAAAGAATCTACTTGTTTTACAGGCTGGAGACCATATGTATCTGGCAATACCCCAGTAACCTCACATAATGATTGAAATAAATCAACCAAACCCGTCTTTTTCTCTATCTGTTGTAAAAGCTTGGTATCTTTCAAGTTGTATTTGACAAGAGCCTCCCTATCGGAGCCTCCTTTTTCCCAATAATACCAAGTTCGTGAACCATCAAGAGTATCTTTTCCTTCTCCTAGGATGGCTTGGGCAATATCATTGAGTTTATAGCTTGTTTTCTCGTCTCCGCTTTCAGCAGCAGTGTTCAAACGCTTGAAAAGAAGCATATGATCAAGCCACAACCAATATCGATGATTGACCGACAATCCAAGGTATTTTGTACGTTCTTTTATAACCTTAAAATCAAAACCATCACCATTCCAAGCAAGAACCTGCTCATACTGTTGAAGTTCTTGCCAAAGACTCATTACAAGGTCTTGTTCATCATTGTAGCTATCACGATTCAATACCTCCACTTTTTCATGACCCAAATCATCTACAAGGGCCCATGAAAGTATCGCCGCTCGACCCTCCACAGCCTTTATAAAAGGTACACGCGAATCAGTTTCAAGGTCAATATAACAACGCTTGGGTTTGGCAATCTCCACATTGTTATCTATCAAATAACGCATTACGGGTGATAAATCACCTTCGTAGTGTTCTCCACTTTCAAATATGCAATATGGCTTCTCCCCCCACAAAGCATTTTGTCTCGCCTCATAATCTACCCAATTGATGCGCAACCAATTAATATGATCATAAGGTTCTATGATCAACTCACGAACAAGAGGACTCGATTTCAACCAATGAAGACAACTTTCTGAAATTTCACTGTACTTATGATAGGAGATATATTGTGCTTTCTCCCTTTTTATAACTCGTTCTCCATTTACCCTTGTAATTAAAGTTAAATCACCCTCATATGATGCAAAAGCATTGATCAACTTCATTATATACCCTCATGTTCTCTAAATTCCCTAAATTCCCTAAAAAAAATACTACTTTGTAACTTTTTTTGATCCCCCCTTTGGCCTCATTTGCCTTACTTGTAAATATAATGAACCTGTGGCTTCTGAACGTAATTCAAACTCAATAATATACTCTCCGAACTCCACTTGCCCAACCGGGTTGTCTCCTACTGAATTAGCACGTCTCAAATTTCCATCTGATTTTTTCGCAGAATCCAAAGAAAAAAGAAGCACATTAACTTGACTCACAAGTTTGCGATCTAAAACCTCAGAGTACAAAAAAGGATAAGGCACAGAAGTGGTGCACAAAATTATATTATCTTCTGAATTCGGAGATACCCTCCTATTTTTTTCCCAATCCTCCACAGAGACTTTCGACCCATCCGGAAGCTTTTTCATACGAGCTTCTTGAAATATTGGGTTATTGTCTATCATGTCTTTCATCTGACGCACAGGCGCCGATGAAACCTCAAGGGGTAAATTTTTCTTTACCCCTACCTCCTTTTCTGGAGATAAATTATCCGACTCACTCTCCTCCTCTAAATCATCATCCAAAAGCTCCGTACCCACATTTTTATGCTTAGAAACAAGGCTTTTAACCTCTTTGTCAACATCCCTTGATGATTTACCCCTACTTTTTTCGAGAAGATCGTTCCTATCTGCATCAGGAACTTTGAGCATGAGAATCAAATTTGACACTGAATGACCTTTAATCTGAGTCTCCGTATACGTCTCAGCAACGCGAATCATTCGATATGCATGGGTTTTTGTTATCCCAAGTTCCTTCTCCACAAAGCTCCCAAACGATTGAATTGTCGTATATATGGGTTGCCCTTTAGCATCTTTTCTCTGTTTCCAAAGCTGATTTTGAAATATACCATTCAAATGTTTCGCATATTCCCAAACGCTTTTTGCAGCATTTGTACCCAATTGCTTTGCAATACGAATGGCCTCATCCAAGTCTTTTTCTGTTTGTTTTTTCGTCTTTTCTGCCAATGCGGGCATGACCTCTCCTGTGCGCCTTAATAACATTTAGTCTCCCATCAACCCTAGAGGATATCAAGCTTGCTAATTGATCTCCGTTTCGTCAAGCAATTTTTTTCATACCCTTCGTTTTTTCATAAACATACTCATTTAATGGCACTCTCCGTTTTCGCTTATTCCTATCCTCCTTATATTCAGGGGTATCCTTATTTTTCGACAATAAATCACGTATTTCATCGCGTATTCCAAGCTTTTTCACATACCTATGGGCTGTAATCAAACTCAAACCAAGCTCTTTTGCGACCTGCTTCATGATCGTTGATTTCTCTGCCACAGCCAATATAATTGAAATCGCCTTGCTGGGGTCGATCTCCGTTAAATACCCCAAATCATGTTTCACATATGACATTGAAACCTCCAGATCACACACATAATATCGAGTGGATAACCGCCTCCGAACATCCTTATACCATCCATATAAACCCACATCTCTTAGAATTTCCAACAAATTACTGGGCCTTATTCCCAAGCGATTGGCCGTTGCTGTGGCATGCCCTCCCTCCTGGAGAATGGCATCCTTATACTCTAACCATCTTTTTTTCGATAATACAGTATTAGCCATACATAAGCCCCTTGAGATCTCCCGGAGACATCGAAGCCGGATCAAAGCCCATGGGCAAGTTAATCCTTTTTATCATGATCGGAAACTTTTTCAATGAATTTTCTATCTGATCGGCACATCTTTGACCTGTTGTATCTGAATCTAATGCTAGAAAAACCCTTCGAAAAGTTGACAATCGCAAAACAAGTTGAGGGGTAATACGCGAACCACCCAATGCCAAAAGTGCACAACTTGGGGCAATTCTTTCAAAGGCCATTGCATCAAATATACCCTCCGTTACAACTATATCCTGTCTCCACTGGAGAATTGGCCATCGATTTTGACCGAAAAATATCGAGTAATCTGGGTTTAAATCGCGATGTGGATACATGTACCTACGTTGTTGAGACGAAATTGTACGGGCCATATAAGATACAGGGTTTTCATCTTCATCTCTCACAATCAAAACCACTCTACCCCAAAGAAGGCCTTCAAGCGCATACCCATGACCCCATTGATCGATCTGTGATGGCCATACCCCGCGCGAAAGCACATATTCTTGCATCGATCCAGGCCATTCAGAAAACGGAGTATCCACTTGTATTTCTGGGGGCAACTGAAATGAAGGTTTTTTTGTTTTATATGAAAAAACAAGCTTCTCCACATGCTCTTTTTCCACCCAACCTTTGTTTTGAAGCCATTTTTTCGCCTCCACATAAGTGCATTCGCGCACATGCATAATAAGCGAGTATATCGAACCTCCAAACCCACACGATTGGCAAAAATTCTTTCCCTCCGAACCTCCTTTTACGCGTATCGACCAACTTGGATGCTTATCTTCATGCCTACCAGATGGGCAACGCGCAAGCCACTCTGTGGGTAACTCCCTCTCCACTTTTATACCCAATCCTCCTAGTATGTTTTCAACGTTCATTTCGATTTTCTCTTAGCTTTCACAGGTATGGGCATATCATTAGAACCTACAGCTTCTGTTGTATTGGGCTCAAAAGACAATTCTCTACCCCCAGAAACAACACCCGTATGAGGGTCCCAATAAAATTCTATCGCTAAAGGCCATTTTCCATACCTTTGCTTCAATATATAAACCTCCAGGGAGATATCTGGCACATTTTTCCACAATGCCGGACGATGCACCCCAATAATTGCATCAGCAACCTCCACCCAAGCCGCAGATCCTTTAATACCTTCGCGAGTAGGTCTTTTATCAACACGCATTTCAACGTCTTTTAATCGTTGTTGTGCCAACAATATACCATGAATTTTCATTTCTTCTACCATTGCTTGTTGACGAAAAAGAGCATGCTTCTCCTCCTCCGTATCTGAATCTACAAGACATCGTTCCCACAAATCAGCCACAAAAACATCAGCACCAATGTCTGCAATATACCCATGAACAAGGTCTAAATTTCGCTCATTCGAACTACGCTCGTTGGCATGCCTACGAAACGGGTTCTCTATAAACCTCACAAATTTCGATATATCATGCATCACTTGTTCAATCTTCACAACATCCTCTTCTACTATTTTTCCTTGAGCTACAAGCTCCCTCCGATACCCTAATTGCATACATGCAAGAGTCTCCAGTGTTGTTCCACCCCCCATTTCCCAAGCACCCACAGCAATTTTTTTCTCCTGTTTGTATAATCCAAGTATCAAATTGGCCGCAAAAGTACTTTTACCAGCTCCACTTACCCCTGTAATAACAGTAACCTTACCCGGGGCGGCCCCGGGGATCATGCGACGTTGCCGTTCAAAACCTTCGCCTTTATCTGGGTAAAAATCAAGACCATCAAGACCATATGAATATTGTTTAAGACCCCTCATTCGTTGCCGAATATCGTTTATTTGGTCTCCTATTAACTCTTCTGGATGTCTCAAATACTTGCGATTTGTATACCCCTCCAGTGCCGTTACAACCATGCGCGCGCTCGATCGTACAACATCAGGCGTAGCAGTTGAATCACTGAAAAGAGAGAGCATTTTTTGTACAGGGCCCGTAAGACATGTGTCTCGCGCTTTCTCCCATAGGAAAAGCTCAAGATGATGATCAACGTTCAAAATCTTGCCTTCATGCACAGTTACAAGCTCTTGAAAAAGCTCCCAATTAATATCCTCCGATGAAAAAATTTGCTGAGCTGTGGGTATGGAAAATTCAAGATTTCTCCTCTCCAGTTCAGAGATCACCTTCCAATACTGTTGATGTTCTTTGAGCCCAAACTTATCATAATTGATAATTTTGAGCGCTTTTTTTCGAAAATCACGAGAATGAACAGCACCCCCTATAATGATCTGCTCATTCCCGTAATCTACTATTATTTGAAGAGTTTTACCTACTTCTTTACCTACTTCGCTTCGTTTTTTCATCGCGACTGTTGCAAGTAAAACATAAAATCATCCATCGAACGCCCAAAAAACAACCTATAAGTCTGTCTGAAAGTTGCTTGCCTATTACCCCTCCTTTTTTGATACTCTATCCTCTCCCTCTCCCTTTTCCATATCCACCTAACATACTCAATATACAAGGCCCAATCACCTTTGAAAACCATACCAAAAGCATTCGATGCAAATTTCCGAACACGCGCCTTTTCTTGTATTATTTCAAGAGGTTGATCTTCATATACTCTTTCATAAAACACACAATAAGTAGCCAAAACATGTACCGGTTTGGCTTTTGTCCAATCTCCAGTTTCAAAAAAAACCTTAACCTCTCCTATTGCCTTTTCCAAACCATCTACTTTTTTCTTTACACTACCCGTAACACCAATCAATTGTTCTACGTTTTCCTTTTGTGGTTTCAAAGTAGATTCCATCATGTTCCTTCTTTCTTATTAAATTCATGATACTTTGCAGACTTTATATTTTTCGCCAACAAGCTCAATCTATCATGCAACTCTTTTATCTTCACCTCCACTTCTGACTCTAAGCATGTGGTTGTCACTGAAAAAGGTCCAACTTTCAAAGATGTATACGGTTGTGGGTTGAATGTCTCCTCTCCCCATACAACAGTTATCTCCACTTTAGACTGCATAGGGCACTATCTCCTTTATACCACCTTTGTACTTTGTCAAATTAACACTCCAATATCCACTATAAATATATAAATATATTCCTTTCCCCGATCGAAATGGTGAATGCATATTCATATCTCGCTCGATATTTAACGGTAAAGATTTTTCATTCTTCATTGGCATAAAACCCAATACTTTGAGTACCAACCTATTATTATAACTCTCCTCTTCTAAACCATCATACTTGTAAGTACGAATAAGCCACTCAACATAATCTATCACCAATGATTCAAACGCCCTTCTTCGTAAAACTTTAGGGTCAATATACTTCTTTTTTCGCCTCATAATGACGAAAATCATGCCGACCTCCTCCACTTGTATCGAGATGCAACTATAGGCGACGTTTCCAATGTCTCCTGAACATATACTCGATTATTCCAATGCACAAAATTCCGTAAATGAGCATCATACCTATGTATCTCCCTATCCCAAAAATAATACATCTTGGCCTCCACTTTGTCTTGTGATGACCTACACACTCTACCCCTAACTTGACCAAATTGTTGACGATTGGTACCCATAGGCGTACCAATAACAACAACACCTACCCTAGGTATATCCAAACCTTGACCAATTGCATTCAAAGTACCACATGAAACCCTCACTTCTCCACTCTCCATTTGCCTCCGTGTTTCCCTAAATTCTTTCTGAAAATCATACCCCCCAAGCATCAAACCAGAAACTATACCATACTGACCAACCATTGATGCGATCTCTTTGCAATGTTCCCTCCTATGGGAGATAAATATCACACTCTCCCCCTTGTGATATTCACGCAAAATAAGGTCTACAATCATCTTGTTTCGATCCTCATCCTTAATTATCTCATCTAACAATGTTACAAAATTACTTGTATACTCATATCCCGGAGACTTAAACTGAGTAGGTATAAGATACAAGTCAACATCAAGTATATGCCCCGAATTAATCAATACACCCCGCTCTATTTCGGCGGCCACTGAACCAAACAAATCATATATGATCACCTGTTTTCCATCTCTCCTAGTTTCATCAGCCGATATACCAAGTCGATATTTTGATTTGAAAGGATCTACTGAAGAATATAATGTCGGGGCTGCAAATTTTTGCACTTCATCAGCTATCACAAGCCCAAAATACTGAGATACAAGATCATCTACCCCCCTGGAAGCAATCGTTTGCTGCATTGCCAATGTAAATGGTTTGAGATCAAATTGACCACCACGTATCCTCCCTATTTGAGAAGAATCGAGTCCAAGCTCCTTTTTTGCCCTTGTCTCCCATTGATCATACAAGTTACCACTCCAAACTATTACAAGGGTAGGTAATTTCAACTTTGCAGCCATAGCCAATGCAATTGTACTTTTTCCTGAACCTGTAGGTAAACGCATAAGGCAATTTTGCTTTTCAATGACAGACTGCAATACGGGTTCTTGATAGGGGTATAACTGTATTTTGGCATCAGGTATGGCCCCCTTGACCTTTTCAAAGCCCTCCGTACGGAGATCTTGTATCTGAAAGGGTATATTATATGCCCTCAAAATTTCACGTATTCTGCGCGCGCTACCCCTTGCAAAACTCATCTCCGTTGGAGATTCAACCCTGTAAGTAACGAGTTTTCTCGGTACGGAGCTTTTGAAAGCATACTGAAGTTGCCTCCCATAATCAGGGTTTACATACGTAAAACCCTTACGAAACACTTCTTTTATCTCTGGCCCCAATTCTCCTATGAGCCGTATCCTGTTGTCGATTTTATACAATAGATGAGTCATACGTTTCTTGCCTTAGACCCAAAGATCTATGTCAAGCTTGATATCCTGTCAAGCCTCCCATCCTCCTTTCTCCTGTTCAGCTATAAAAAATCAAATGCACAGTAAGTTATAATATTTTTTTATATCTTATCACTGTTCAATATTATTTCACTATACCACACTATGACACTCTATCTCACCATACTATGCTCATCTATCATTGGCATAAAACTTGTTACGCATGCACGCATGATCACGCCTGTGCGTGCGTTAAATATACTTAAAAAAGGTAATTAAGAAAAAGAAGAATAATTTAAAAAGTATATTGTTTAAATAATTATAGTTATTATACTGATAATATTTTTACATTTTTCTATCATTATATAGTTAACTTCTCCTTTTCATTAATACATTTACTTTCAAATACAAAATCACTCTGAACAACAACTCTGATCTATTTTTCAAACACTAAAAACATCCTATAAAAATTTTATACTAATTTTTTAGAGTATTTCTTTATATCCCTTCTCCCTTTCAAAGTTTTTTCATATCGAATTGAAAACTTTGAAAAATGAACGAAGTGAATTTTTCGAGTAGTTTTCAATTTCGATTTGCACTTTTACTTGATTCGGTTAAAAAAATTGGAGCTTTAGCTCTAATTTTTACGAATCAAGTAAAAGTGACATACTAAGCCCAAAGTCAAATTATAGAGTATTTTCAAAGTATAAATACAAATAAAGCTATTTTCAAAGTATATCCTCTCATATCTCAAAATAAACCAAGTTATATTTTGCTCTTTCTCCAGTTATTATTTTTACATTATACTATTTTTCTTGATTAATTCACATACTCTCAGTGACAAAGTATTGATTTTTCTCCAGTTAGTTCTTATTAGATTTGTATCAAACAATTTAAAAAAACGCGCGAGCGTGGGCGCGTGGGCGCGCGCGCCCGATTTTTTTAGCGAAAAACGCTTAGAACCTACCTAGATTGAGTTATAGGAGGTTTTTGATAGGAGAACGACCCGATACCCGTTTTCGTTCTAAAAACGATTCCTAGATGCCAGAGAACAAAAAGAAACCGCCTTTGGGAGGCGGTTGGGAGACTAGGAGATTCAACCCCTAAAAATTTGTTGTTCAGCTCGTTCGGTCTTATTTGTTGTTCAGCTCGGTTGGGTCGGTTGGGGTGGGTACCTCAAGCTTTGAGTTTGGTCCTGAATGGGAGGTTGGAGATTCTCCAGTCGAAGGTTTGGGTAAATCTACTTTTTTACCTTCCTCCCTTTTTCCATCCTCCCAAGCAGTAGCAGCAAGATATGCAGCTACAAGTGCAGCCAAAAATTCTTTCACCTCAGAAAAATGAATTTTACCCAAATAAATAGCTATAAAAGTACACACAATTGCCACCAAAACAACGATGCCCTTTCGAGATCCTAACATCGCAAGAAGTGGAGACAGTAAAGGTATGATTTTTTTATTCATTATTTTTCTCCTATATTTTTCAAATTATATTGCCCTGAAAATCTACCAAGTTTATCACTAATTTGATTCAGCTGTTTGTGAACAGCTGTCATCTGAAGTTCCCATTCTTTTCTGGTTACTTGGTCTTTTTTTATATCCTCTACAATTCTACTTGTATTACTAACCTCCGTTTGAAGCTTGATAAGTTCTTGCTTCAAACTTGAGTCTTTTTCGTCAAGCGAATCAATATCAGAATCTACTTTTTCAAGTTTCTTTTCAGTGATCATGATCTTTTCCTCCGCTTGTTTGATCATCATGTCTATACGAATTTTTTCTTGATTAAAAGCATATCTAAGAAGGGCGACATACCCCCCTATAAGAATCGAAAATAGTGTTGTAAGCGCACCGAAAATCATTGTAAATGTTATCTGTATATTGGGTTCCTCCTTACTTGCATAAGCATTAGAAAATACCCCCCAAGTACACATTAAGAACAATATAATTATCGATATTTTCAGTGCATTTTTCACATCTACCTCCTTTTAATATCTCCAACCTATGATTCTCATAGACATAACTGTATTTACAAGTGTTCCACCCAATCCACCCACAAAAAATACACCTATACGCAATCTTCTTGGGTTACTTAAACCTCCAGATAAAGGTGTTCTGAGTAATGGTATGTTAATTTGAGAAATCTCTGTACCTCCAACCTGTGGAATTAACATACCAAAGCCAGGTGAGAAGGTTATAAGTGTGTCAAAAGTTTGAGAGTAGGTAGGTGTCGGTACATCCATAGCTTGGAATACTCTGAATTCAGGGGTAGCCGTACCCGCTGTACCAGTGACATCATAGGTAAATATTATCTCTGTAAGTAATTCTCGTGCATTAAGTGGAAAAATGTTGGCGATAGAATCAAGATTGAAATCAAAGGTACTTACTGATACAAATGTACCTATGATAGGAGATGTCAACGCTTGACGAGAATAAACAACATTGGAATTTGCTGATATTGCAGTCAAATTTGTAGATCCGGTTTGGATACCTCCAGATAGGAGACACACTGAATTATCAGCAGCATCAGCTACGCCTAAACCTCGATATGCAGGGGTTGTGATCAATGATAAAGGTTGACCTTGCATCGATGGCATTGTAAGCGAAGCCACTGGTACCCCTCGAAAACCGGAGGGGATACGAGGTGCCATACCTGAAAACGCCGTATATTGACACCATCTAGGCAATCCCCTTGGAAAAACAGCGTAAAGATTCCAAATTCGCGATGCGGAGATACCTCCAGAAAAACCTGGCTCCGAATCTACGTACGGATCATATCCATTTAGGATACCTCCGGCTTTCCAATGTTTACAACTTGAGCGTGCAGTGACTTTCAAATTGTAAACCCCTGAACCCGATGATCCCACAAGATTACCCGAACCATCTACGTAATTTTCAGGTTCTTCATGAATTGACTTACTAGGAGACTGGATATAATCGGCAACCAAGGGTCTAACATCCCAACAAGTTGTGTCATTCCAAGTTGTCGCATTACCCTCAGCAACGCTCACCATCAATGGTAACCAACCATTCGCCAATGCCGGTATACCCGCCCCGGGTGTTCCAAGTCTAATTCTATATGTTAACCTTGCACTTTGTATTTTTACAATGTTTGGGTTTGGAACAAATATACCCGTAGTTTGATTGTAAATATCTCTATTTTGTACTGATAAATCAACATCAATTCGTTGCACTTCTACAATATCCACTCTCCTATTGACGGATGCATTCGGAGTAAAAGTCAACGCACCCGCAAGCTGTATACCTGGATCTGTAATAAGCTTGGAAAATGAATCATTTGAGTCATGTGGAGATTCAGGTTGGGTAAATAAACCTACCCCGGGGGTAACAAACAAGTCTGTTGTATTGTCCTGAGGTTGACACATAAAACCATTGAGAATAACTGCATTTAATGGCGTTGTGACTGATGATATAAATGCTGCATTTCCATCACTGTTAATTTCTCGATTGGTTTCTCCTAGGAGCATAAACCGGAGGGCATCCTCCACTCCTGCCCCTAAAAATTGTTGAAGTTGATTAATATCATTTGATACAACACGCTCTCGCGTGTTCATTTTCATTCGTTTAATTCCACTTGACATTGCATAATCTCCTTATAGTTCGGGGTCTAAAATGAAATCAAAACCTACACCTCCGGCTTTGATTTCGTTGATAGCTGCATAAGCGGTTTGTAGATAACGAGCCCATCCTATAGGAGCTCCGTCATATGCTGTGGGTGAATTGTTTTCACTGCGATCATAGGCATTAAATACCTGCACTGGATCGGCCGTTGTGCCGTCATAAGGCATACCAAATTCACCTTCATTGGTCCGCTTAAACCCAATGAAAAAATAACCTCGGAACTCTTTCAAACTGAAAGGTACTTTCCAATAATCCTCCACTCTCAACGAAGGATCCATGTCATAAGCATAGTTTTTATCGGGGTTTGGAAATGGATCTGGAGGATGGGTATCATCTCCAGCTGCGCTACCTCCGGCATCGTAAAACATACCTTGGAAAGACTCTTGCCCCGCTTCTCGAAACGAAAAAGGTATCTCTTTTTCAGCGAAAATCTTGTTCAAAGTGCGAATGATCGCATTGGGTGAAACAACATCAGCAATTGCCCACACTCTTTGCCTATAGGAGGCATCACTCTCATTTGGGGCTCTGGAGATGTTTCTTTCGTCTCCCAACATATCAAGCATTCCAATGCGACCGCCCTCTGGTGATAGCTCATTTGTACTGGTTAATTTCACATCAAGTACCCATTGAAGTACTCTCCACTCATTGGTACCAACCTCCACTGTGGGTAAATTAGAATAAAAAGTGGAGGTCACTGTTGCTGTGTGACTGGTTGTGTTTCCAGTTACCAAAGTACCTAAATTTCCCGATATTCTTTGTATAGCAAGTTTTCCATTTCTGTTTGCAAGTACAATTCCATAACCTTGTAAAACACTTGCTGTTGTAAATGTAAGAAGTTCTCCTACTTGGAAAATACCTGTTGCCCCTGTAATATCAAGAACTTCTTCAATTGCAAAATGAACTTTTCCACCATTAGTAGGTAGATTATTTACAATGGTGGGTGTTTCATATAAAACTACTCTCGCTATATTTCCAATGTTTGCCCCTGCTACAAACCTGTAATATTGCCCAATATGAGCGGGTACGGGCACATCCGGAAGGTTTCGAGCCGTCAAAACACTCGTCATCGAGTTTGCAACATTGGGTTCGATTGCAGGGGTAAACAATGAAATGGAGGCTCCAGTATTTTCAAAATTCAATGCTGGTTGAGGCACAAATTTTATCGTACTGGGTAAGGGGTTATTGTATCCAAACCCGGGTTTTTCAGCCTCCGCCTCCACTTCAAATGGGCCTCTTTCCCCCGGCATAAATACAAGATTTTCTTTGAGAGTATATCTCCGTTCTGTATTGACAACTTCGGGTGAATTTTCACCTGCATCAGTTGTTTGCTCTTCAAAAAATACTTGCCCTTTAGCAATTACAAGAAGTTTTTCAAAGTATGCACCCCTTGAAATTTTTAACTTCACAGTGGCTTTTCTTTCGCCTCCGGCGGGTTCATTGGATTGACCACTCCAAGGTATGATATACATTGACTCAAAAGAACGAGAAATCGCCTTAGAAACTCGTTCTAATTGAGCAAAGGCTTGCTTATAAGCCTCATACCCATGACCTTCGCCTGCAAGCTCTAATCCCGCTGAATAAGCCTTATCTACAAGGCCTTTCCAAGCTTGTTCAAGCTCCTCCCTTGTAAGATTTGCGCTCATATGACCACCACATTGTTCAAGGTTGTTCGCAAAGTTTCGCCTGGACTGGGTAAGAGGTCTCCTACTGGCTCAAGGATCGAACCTTCGTCGGCAATCAAACCGTCCGCTTGGAAACGTATAAAAACCGTAGATAAAGCGGCCACATACAAGGGCCCATTAACCGATAAAGAATTCACAAATGCCACCACGGAATTACGTATTTCTTCGGTTAATTGCGTTGTATTGACCCCTGCAACAAAATTCAATTTTAACCTTATATTTACGATCTTTGGTATACTATTGGATATTAAAACATTAATACCTGCTGCCCTAAATTCGTTCAAAACCGTCTTAACTTGAGCTGCAAGTTGGGTATTGGCTACCCCTGAAGAATCAGCAATATACAATTCTACAATGCGCGCAGCTTCTCCAGTTGGTTCGAGAGACTCGACCGCTTGAGCACTTACAACCCCCGGGGTTGACAATGCCCCAAATTCAATGGCCCCAAGCGTGCCCCGGCGCACTGTGCGCCAAAATTGTCTTATCAATGCGCGAAATTCTTCATCTTCAAACGCATTCTCCCCTCCAGCTGTGGGTAGATCATTATTAATCTGAATATTAGGGTCAAAAATCGTTTCTGGACTGCTAAATCGCCTTATTGTGTTTGCCCCAACTTGTGTTTCTTTACCCGCTTGGGTGGCCCTCACATCCGCAAATACCTCCAAAGTGGAGCCTCCAAATGTCGCCGTCGTGGTTGTTATATATTGTACCCCAGTGTTTGTTGTAAGAAGCGTGTTTGCGGGTATTGAACCCGCACCTCCACTTGCAATTGTTCGAAAAAAACGCACTTGACCAAGAGCACTTGTTGCCCCTGGTCTTGTCAATTGGTATCGATCATAAGCAAAACGATCAAGTTCTTCTCCCTCCGATCCATCAAGGGTCAAATTGGCTATCGAAAAAGCCAATTGATTGATCAAATAATAAGCCAAAACACTCAGTGAACCCACGAAAATGTTCACATCTGTGCCCTCCACATCCACATTTGTAGGATCGATTTTTTTCGCTCTTTGAAGCACATAATCTCGACCTATCGCAAACAAATCTAATCTTGTAGGTAAATCAGCCATATTTAAACCTCCACTGGTACATCAAGACGCACAGCCAAGCCTGTACGCAATTGCACCGCTACGCGGGCATAAAATAAACTTGGAACTCTTGAATCTTGATCTATGGTTGCTCGTACTCGCACAGCTTCGGGTTCTCTTGCAATTTGCTGCTCAATATCAGCTATCAAATTCGATCGTATACCCGCCAACTGGAGACGTTTTCCATAGGTTTGTATACCAATACCATATTCAGGCATATGAGCAAAACTTTGTTTCATCGATATTATTCGACGAATTACGCGTTTTTTGAAAGATGTTATACCCTCATCAAAAGCGTAGTCTCCCAAATCATCTACAACAAATGTTCCAAGGTTTAATGGGTCATCGGGGTTAGGCAATGGATCAAACATTGCGGCCCTATCCTGTGGAGATGCAAAATCTCTTGATTTGTAGCCTGTTTCAAGTACTGGGCGATTGAGAAGTTTGAAATTAGAGAAAAAAGTAAAACTTGTAAATGCAACATTGATCAACATGAAAGCTGGAGGTGTGCCCGTGGCTACCCCTGTGACTTTCACAGTATATTTTGCCGGATAAGGGGTAAATGGTCTATCCGTAATAAGATCTAATTTTGTGGGTTGACCTATGACTTTTTTGACCTCCACAGCTGTAACAGGTCGAACATTCAAACCATCATAACCTACTGTACCTTGTACTATTGAAATCAAATATCTCTTCGCATCACTCGCATCATATTTGTCAAAAAGACCTGAAAAATAAGGTACACCAGAAAATGTCAATCTGAGTATGTTTTCACCCACAGCTATGGCATCAAGTAAATAAAAAGTTCCAAACGGAGACGTTTCTCCTCCTCCCCATGGAAATGTTCCATATTCTCCTATCCCATATCCAGGCATTTTTTCATCTCCTTTTATCGCACAACAATGATTGCATTTGAAACGCAAGCAATTACAAGTTTACTACCTGCTGTAATTGTGGGAGCTCCACTCTGAGGTGATGTTTTGAGTGTGATCAAACTTCCTGAATCATTGATCACAAACCACATTCGCCCTGATAAGTTCGGAAAAATAAGGTTGTTATCATCATTGGAATTTGTTATCCGTATGATACCATTTCGATATTCGCTTCGAGTTAACGTCACATTCAAAGCTAAAAGTTCAATATCAGTGATACCTCCGATATCCGATCTATGAATGTTACCATCACTGTATTCAAACCATGTTACCCCGGACGATCCCCATAAATTAAACCCCGTTACAGGGGCACTTGTTGGTTGAGTTGCGGCATTTCCAACATGCAAAAGTAAGTCTCCAGTTGGAACATCCGTACCTGCAATAAGACTGTTTTTTACAAGAGATAGTATTCTACGCCCCGGGCCTCCAGTTGTTTCAAAAACTTCAAGCATTGTGGATGATTCACCTCCACTTTGAAGAACAACAGAACCATCGTCGGCCGTGCCATTACCTCCACCTCCTTTTATAAAGAGATACCCACCTGCATGGTTTCCTGATGTATGAGCTTGTCCACCTCGTATATTCAACCAACCTCCGGCTCCACTTGTACTATTCAAGGGGGCAATAAGCATATTGTTGTCATCGTTTCGAGTGCGAATACCCGTATAATTTACGGTTACAACATCAACCCCTGAAATACGACTTATGATGCGCCCGCGTTGTTCACCTTGTCCAACATCAACTCCGTTCGGAGTTGTAAGGAGGATATCTCCAGATTTTGCAGTTGTGTTCGTCGTAGCCCCTGCAAAAGGCCCTTGGGAACGTATTGTAAAATTAAGTGGAGCTACGTCACTTGTTTTATTTACTTGATTTATCGATGCAGTTTCATTCTGAGCGAATCTCATACCATCTAAAAGAAAATCAATTGCCCTTGTAGATGAACCTCTATCAATTGCTACAAAATTGGAGGCTCCAGCTGTGAAAGTGATATCAGCGGCCTTAAGTTCCATCACTGCAGGGCTTGTAAAACCAACACCTGCGCGCCATGCACCTCCACCTCCAGGAGAATAAGCAAGTAAACTTGTATCTCCAGTACCTGCAACTTGAAACCCATTACGAACATTGATTTCAAAGGATTCATGATTTGTTACTCGTATGTTACCCGAAGCAGCATAAGCCGAAGATCCCGCGATAATTCCCATACGAATTTTGGCAACAGAAGCATCAACAATATTTCCAAGTGAGTCTCCACTCAACTTCTCCACTCTGTTATTTCCTAACGTTCCAGTCACATCTCCTATCAAAGTTGCATTCGATGGTAACAACTCAAACCAACCTGTATTTCCCGTACCTGTTCTCTTTATCCAAACTTTACCTACTGATTGGTTTGACCTTGCAAGTGAACCAAATGGTGCCGTCAAATTTCCTTCGGGTTCTGTTACAGTGGCAAAATCAGAGAAAATAGTAGCCCATTTAATCTCTCCTATATTGATCTGAGCTCTGTCCATCTCCACTGTGGATTGAAAATTCAAACCTTGGGTTGTTGTAAGAGAAGTAGGTGTTTCGATTCGACCTCCACTTGTAACAAATGGCAATCTGTTTGCTGTCAATGCTGTACTGTAAAGATCTGTCGCTTGAAATGCCAAACCTCCAGTTATTGTTGTATCATTCGGGGCTACAAGTGCAGCCCTCCAACGGGAGGTTGTTTCCTCCCATACCATACTCGCTCGATCACGCAACGTACCTGAAATATCACCTCTAAAAGCCGCTATACCCTCAATAACAGTAGGTACAGGTGCATTGGGTCCCGCGACATATCCTATTGTGATCAACTTGTCGATAAATTCTACTATTGCAGTTGCTGGCATTTTATACCATCTACCATTTGATGCCAAAAGAACATCATTCGGTTTGATCACAAAATTACTATCATCAGCGACACCTGCACCTGTATTTGCATCATATCTATAAGTTGTACCAGCATCTTCTACAAGTCTAACCTGTCTATCTACTCTACTCGCTGATACTATAGCTCTCAAACCTGGTAAATCTTGTACCCCCGCTGCAAAATTCACCGCACCTCCAGCTGCTGCTACAAGGTCATTTATAATAGTATTAAGTGCGGTTTTCCAACCTTTGACTTGCCCAGAATAATTGAAAGAATTGATAGTAGAATTTGCAGCAGGCACATACCAACCAAGTGAATTTGGTACGATAAAATCACGTATATCAATGATATTATCATCTCCGTTTAACCTGAGTTGAATTTGATATGTGCCCGAAACATCAGGGGTAAAAGACGCTGAAGGTATAGGTCCGACCGCATCTACAAGTATACCCTCCACAAGAGCACTTCCAAGTGGCTTATCAAGTAAACTTATACGATAACTTGTAACCCCTGTATTGTCTCCGTTTGTTATCGTAACCAATGATCCTGTTATACCTACCAATGCTCTACCTGGTAAGTCCGTATTAATACCTTGTGTAAATTTTATTGATGCTACAGGCATAATTTTCCCCTTTTAGAATGGTATGGTGCTCAAAAAATCTTCATCTGGATCTGGAGGTAAATTGGGTTTTCGCCCGCCTCCACTTGGTAACCCCCCCGCTACATCCAAGGGGTTGCTGATCAAACAATTAATCCCCAAGGGTAAAGAAATCGCCGGCGGAAAAGGCGAAGGTAAATTGAAAAGTGCAGGTAATTTGAACCCAAATTTGAACTTGGGTATCGATGGGAGACTAAACCCACACAATGATGCAAGTGGAGGCCCTGGTGAAAACCCGGCCTCCTCTTCAGTTATGTTTTGTTGCGAAATTGGTGGGGCATTCGGTATCGGTGCGCTCATATTCGGAGGATATCAAGTGGATATCCACTGTCGATTCTTTTACGAAATCAAAAGCCCCGCGACCCCAAAATGAGGTTGAATGCCCGTATTATCTGGAGGTGCTGACAATGCAGCAGTCATACCGGGTAATAAAGGCGTTATGGGCAATGCAATGGCTTGCGTAAGGGCTGCATTGATAAGAGGTATAGCCGCCGCTGCAAGGGCACCTCCGAATAACATTGACGGAAAAAGAAGCCCAATTGTCTGTGCAAATGACTGGAGAAACACAGCTACGCTTTCTGCCGTTACCCCATGAAAAGCAGTTGGAAATGAACCCGAAGTGCCAATGAGTACACGATTAGGGGTCAAAAGTTGTGTATCCTCATCAGCTTTCAAGTGGAGAAGTGTGCCTCCAGCCTCCAGTGCCACGATCTTTGTGCGCAAATTCAATTGGCACACAAGCTCCGTATCAGCACTTTGCATTGTAATAAAATCGCTCGCTACGGAGATATAACCCTCCGTATTCGATAAAGTCCACTCTCCAATTTTGTTCAAAGAAAGAAATGCCTCTGTTTTTGCCGATCGAAAAAGCAATGTCTCCGCTGTCTCAAGCACATACGGAGTACGCAATCGTTTGAATGCAAAGTTATTTTTCGTCGAATCTGACCCTGCAACTTGTGATGGCCATTCATCCAGTTGACTGTTGAGTCGACCAAGAATCACACATCCACTTTTTTCATCACCTCCGGGTACAGCCACGATCACCTGATCTCCGTCCACAAAAGGAAACCATTCTCCTTCTCCGTTTCCAGCGACATGGTTTGCCACTTGGCAAGCCACAAAAACCTCACTTGGCTGCAAAAGCACTGATACAAGGGGCATACCTATGGTTTTATCAAAGGTTACAATCTGAGCATTTGCTGTTTCTTTTGTGACAACACCAAAAGAAACCCATTGTCGTGGGTCAATACCTGGCCTCGAAAAAGCCTTTGAATACGTTGATAAATCAAAACCTCCCATGACTCCTATCTCCTTGTCTCCCATTATTCCTTGGGTGGATTGGGTAATTTCAAGGGTTCTGCGCGTACTTCAACAAAGTTTATGCACTCAATATCAAAGGCTACCCCCGTATCAATGTTCCAATTAACTTGCATATTTTTGATACGAAATTCAGTTGGTACACCAATGTCTGTATAAGCCTTTGCATACGCTTTTGAAAGATTTTCCGCAAAACCTCGACTCATAAGATACTTCACGTTCTTGTCTCGAAACGTTTGAAGTTGAGTCTCCAGACTTGTAACTGTCGATGTACTCGGTGCTGTTTCAATGTTGTTTGATCGATTTACAAGTATTTCAACTGTATCTGCCGCTTTCATATCCAGGAGGTCAGGATCTTCGTTCCCACCACCAAAAGACGCTAGATTTTTCGTCTTAATCTTCACTTGTAATTCTTGTCTACCAAGTTGTTCATATATATTCTGAGCAATAATTCGGAGGGTATCCTTATCTGTAATTCCTGGGGCAACCTTCCATACAAGCCATTTTTCCTCCGCACCTCCGTCTCCAGGTATGGAGGTGTGCACCCCAGCACCCACACGATTCGTTGGGTATCTCCCAACCACAGGACTTTTTTTCACCGGATCATAACTACGAACCTCAATGTTTGTGGGCACATTCTTCACAAATGTTCGAGTTGTTTTCATTTCCGAAATATTACGACCATAAATAAATTGTCTGTATACTCTCCCATTGCGACCTTGGAAAGGATCATCAGGTCTTCTTACAATCTTTGAATTTGGCCCAAATTTTGTTCTCGATCGCTCAATAAGAATATTCGTACCCTCCACATGTATAAAGTGCCCAAGTGAACTCACAACATCCGTGAGAAAATCCCACACTGGCAAACCCGAAGGTTGGCCATTAATCAAAGAGGGTGGAGGTCCAAGTTGTGGAGGAAAGGAGGCCCTACCATATACATTTTTTAATACGGGAATTTCACTCTCTTTTATGTTTCCAGGCCTATACTCAATGGTTATCCCATTGAGTTGAGGAAAGTGACTCAGATATTTTGCAATGGCCTTATCAATAGGAATATTCTTATCAATTGTAAGCTTCGAAGGGGCATCAATATCAATGAGAAGTTGCGTATTATCGCGGCATTCAACTCGAACCATAGGTTCATTGTCTCCAAAATCATTTTCCCACTTGTCTACAAAACCTTGGAATCTCAAATTTGACCTAACACGACCCGTCTTATCGATATATGTATCGGGTACCATGAGCATACTTTCGTATATTTTTTGTCCATTTTTCAAGCTTATTTCTCGGTTTCTACCCTCAATACCAAGTTGATGTTCTTCAGCTGTAATAGTTCCAAGGTAAAGCTCCACCCATGCCGCTCTGAGTACAAGTGGAGAAAAAGGTAAGTCAGCATATGAAAATGTAAGATTAAGAGTGTCCGCCATACGTATCCCATTGACATTCCAAGTAGCCTCCCTAGGTATAATTCCTGAGATTACAAAGCTTAATTCATCTTCACTTCGCACTTGTTTTTGCGGCCCTAAGCCTACAAGTTTCTTACTTGTATCAAATTCTAAAAGAGTTCTTCGCACATTCGTAGGGGCATTGGGATCATTGACCAATCGGAGGGGAGCCCTAGGATCTTTGATCCCGGTCAATTTGTGCAATGGTTTTGGAGGTATTTTACCCACAAAAACTCGACGATTTAACTCATCAAATCGTATCCCAAACCTCACTTTGGCTCTTGGATAATAATTCTGAGCAGGATACTGAGGTTGCATTATTTCACCGCTTGATTGGCGCTGTAGTTCGGTATTACAAGGGCAATTCCAGGTTTCAATCTAACCTGATAAAAAGGTAAATTATTGGCCCTCATAATATCAGCCACATGATCAGGATCTCCAAAATATTTGATGGAAATGGAGACTGGAGTATCTCCAGATTTCACAACGTGAAGCTTTACAATGTCCTTGGCTTTGCCAGAATTTCTTACGTTTTTTATACCCGCCAAAGCCACTTGAGTATTAACCTTGCGAAGAGCTAAATCAGCTTCCATCACCGATCTCATAAGTACCCTTGTATTCTCCACACTGCGTCCAAAATTCTTCGTCGCATACAGTAAATCTCGGGCCATTGTCTTCTGATTCATGAGTTCTGGAGGTACCCTAGATATCTGAGATATGAATTGTGTACCTTGTTGCACTGTGGTTCGAGTCAATTCCAAAACTGAATTTGAAACCGCAAATGGGAGACCCTTCACTTTATTTGCAATATCAACAATCTTCTGAGCTGTAGATGCAAACTGGAGAATCCTTGTTCTTCCAACTTTTTGCAGTTGATTTGGGTAATTTGCCAATGCCTCCAGTTGTCCCAAAGTAAAATTATTTGGCTGTAATTTTGCTGTATTTTGAGTCCTCCGATCTACAATATCCTGATCAAGTATGGCTTGAGCTTTGGCCCGCATATCAGCAAGCTTTGTCTCAACACTTTCATCTTTTACTTCAACAGGTCTGTATGCCCCACGACCTCTCGATTGCCATTCCCACTGGATGTTCCACTGGATATCCTCCGCTCGCTCAACAGGAAATTCCCACTCTTTTGCTTGACCCTCACGCATGATCAAGGCCTTCGATTGGGGCCCGTCTCCACCTTGGAACCATATGACTCTCAATCTGTGCCCACCACGAAACATTTCTTCTATCAATTGTACAAGAGTCACGGGTTGAATGATGTCGATCAATTCACTCATATTTCCGGTATTTGTATACTTCGCAGGGGTTCTGGAGAGCATCCTATATCTCCACTCTCCAGACCAATTTGAAGGCATTTCTATGGGCCCCATATTTTGCTGAGTAGCTTCATCACCATTACCTGGGTACCAAGTTGTATTAAGTCTATTTCCACTTTTCCACGCCGCGGGTCTGTGCGGCAAACCCGAACCCCTAAGTTGCAAAATTCTCTGTGGAATACCTCCAGTTAGGAGTTCCATGATCGTCATTATGCTCTCTCTTGCCATGTTCAAATTATACACATGACCGACAAGAGGTTCAGAAAACCATCAAACAATGACCATTTTCCACATAAAAAAACACAGTGGGAGGGTCTCCACTGTGTTTTTACATTTATTTTATAATGGGTTTAGAGGAAGGGGTCGAACCTTCAATCTGCCGATTACATTCGGTTGCCCTACCATTGAGCTACTCTAAACATAAAAAAAAAAACCTCCGTAGAGGGAAGGAAAAAAACCTTCTACGGAGGGAGGATGTACTGAGAGGTACATGTTTTTCAATCTAATTATTTATACCCTGCTGTCAACCCACTTTGATAAAACACTTCCTTTTTTCTTCTTAATTTTACCATCAATACCCTCCGCTTCATCCTCCTCTTCAAGATATGACGCTTCTTTTTCAGCTGTTTCCTCGATTTGGGCCATTAGGAGATCATACTCATCGAGGGCATTTTCCAATTCCTCCGCATCTCCACTATGTGCCGCATCAGCAGCTTTTTCCATTAATTCAGCGGCTTCACCCATAAGAGAAGCCGTTTCCGTTGCCGCCATACCCCCTTCGACCGCCGTGAGAGCATCAGGATCGACAACAGGATGTTCACTATCTGGAGGTTGATCATCTACCTCCATTTCGCTCATATCGGCTTCTGTGGCCAAAAATTCAGCATCCTCCTGCTCCAAATCTCCAGTTTCTTCAAGAGCTTCATCAGAATAAACATTAAGCAAATCATCATCGTCGTCGTCATCGTCATCTTTCATGTCATCGTCGTCATCATCTTTCATATCTTCATCATCATCTTTGTAATTTTTTTCGGAGGTATCCTCATCGTCATCTTTCATGTCCTCCTCATCTTCACCCTTCATTCGTCTCTTTTTCTTGCGATTTAATTCCTCCTCCTCCCCCTTGTATTTTCGTTTGTTCTTCAATTTTCGACCATTATTTACGTATAATGAAAGTGACATCACATACTTCCTTTCTGTTCAAACTATAATCCAAACGGAGTTTGCATCATCGATTGTGTACGGTTTACCGCTGCATTTGCAAGACTATCCTTAAATACAATGGCTACACGATCTGGATCTTGGTCTCGAAAGTCCTGTTTTATATTGATTGTTGCCCCATTAAAATTCACTTGGGCATTGAGTTTGCCCGTACCAAGTCCGGCCTTTGCTGATTCAGTCCATTTTTTAATCATGGTTGGATCTCCTACTCTCTTAGCAAATTCCAATGCTCCACCTTCAAACTTATTTGCACTCTCCAGGAGACTTTGTTGCATTTTTTCACTATTTTTTACGAGACTTTCTGCATATTCAAGGGCCGCAGTGTCATTTTTCTTCTTCGCTTCATTGTATGCAACAACAAAAGCATCAGCTGCCGCAATCTGTTCAGCTTGCATTGCATTCGCTGCTTGTTCCATGCCCATGCGCTTTGATAAAAACTCCAGTTGGTTTTCACCCCTAGAATTTACGCTCGAAAGTGATTCACTCAATCTATCAAAACTGGAGACTGACTCAGTGGTTTTATCAGCCATATTCTGAACGGCATCGGCCCATTCCTGAGCGCGTTTTCTGCTTGCACTACCCCCTTTACCCGCCTCCTCTACAATGGCATCAATTTTCTCTTGTAATTCAGGGCTTCTCGCACCTTTAAGTGTTTTTACCTCCCCCTCCACTCCGACCATCTTGCGAGCAACCCCCGCCTTAATGAGTGGGTCTCCACTTCCAAGCTTGTCAGATAAACTGTCTTTCATCGCCAAAGTAGCGTCTTTTATGCCCCCTACAACCTTACCCACAACCTTGGCCACGTCCCAAAGTGCCTTCGCCCCCGCGTTTACCCCCTCAGCAATTTCCATGCGGTGATCGTATATCCACTTAAACGCATCTTTTATCTTGTCTCCAGCTTCCGAAATCACATCTCCTGCCCCTCCAGATCGCGTAAAAACATCATAAAATGTTTCTAACATGTCCGAACCTCTACCAAATATCATACCTAAAAAATCTCCAGTTTTGGCCCCTATCTGTTGTAAACGTGCATCATTTCTTTCAAACCAATCAACGGCCTTGTTAAACAAGGGTAAAACACTGTTTATAATTGGCATACCAAAGTTCTCTAAAGTGCTATCTTTTACACTTGAAAATGCATTCTTTATACCCTCCACACCCATAGCCTTAGGCACTTGCTTGGCCATCTTTGCCATGGCCTCCTCAGCGATTTGCATGCGCGTAATCATGTCTTTTCCGGCCAATTGACGGGCAACCTCCACAGCATTGCCTTTGAGAACACCAGTCATTGTGATCATGCGAACAATTGATCCCATTGATGCAAACGTCCCAGTTTTCAAGTTTTCATACTCTTTTGTAAGTTCTCCTAAACCTCCGGGCATAACGCGAGAAACCTTTGCCATGTCTCCTGCTATCTTTTCCGCATCGAGAAAAGTAAGCCTTTTCATATAGGTATTCTGAGTTTGAGAGGCTATGGTAGAAAATGCTTCACGTATTTCATCACGCGTCACACCCGCCGCTTGGGCCGTTTTACGAAAACTTTCTTCAAAGGCTTGGGCCCCTTGTCTCGCCCTTTCAAATGAAATGTTCTTATCTGGAGACATGGAGATCATCATGCCCGTCGTGGCTTTCATTTTCTCCAGTTGGGTGTTGGCGCTTGATAAAGCTTCATAGGCCCCATAACCAATTGCAGCCATGGCCGCCGCAGTAACAACCGCCGCACTTTTCAAGGCTGTAAGAGCCATAGAACCTTTTTGAGAGCCTTTTTCGACCCCCTTCATGTTCTCCTCTTTGCCTATACCTTTGACCTCCTTGGAGGCCTCCGAACTCTGATTTTTCAGCTTTTCAATTTCGGCTTTGAACTTATCTGCCGAACCACTCGCGACAACATCGTATACAAGTTTGACTTTGACTTCTGCTTGTTCTGCCATGAATTCAATCTATACGAGGGTAAAAAAAAAGCGAAGGCTAAACCTCCGCTTTAGTAAGTTTCATTGGCTTTTTCTATCATGTTTTCCGATTCGATCATGTTGTTCAAGGCTGAAAAAACACGTTGCAATTCAAGTGGATACAACTGATTTACATACTCTGAAGAAAGTCTCCCATATCGAGATAACTGAAGAAATTGCTTTGTTTTCGTGGCTAATCTCTCCTCCCTTGTATACGAAGCATAAACCTTTGCATGCCAAACATTGTCTAAGTATGAACCGGCATAAGGCACAATTTCATCAAATACCTCCTTTACTTGGTACGGGGCGGGGTTGTAGAATTTTCGACATGCTGCCCACTTTTGAAGTCGAAACAATTGACTAAAAAATCAGTATATTCCAAGTCTGTCATACTGTGTTCTTTGTGATAGTAGGTACGCAAAACATTCATACATTTTGCACCTATTTCATCGGCAAACCTCAGTATACCATGTTGCAAATGTGGTTTATCTACCCCGTGCCATACAGCTTTTTTTCCATCAATACTTCGTATACACGACAATGCAAGGTAGTTCAAAAGTGTCTGCGCCTTAGCATCCGGAGGTGCACGATTAAGAGCCGCTGATTCCTCAGCAAAACTCAATGGCCAAAGAATAATGTTCCTATCTCCTATACCAGGTTTTCGGGTCCACTCTTTACGAAACAACATAAAACATATGCCCGTTGTATTCGGGAAAACAAGGTCTGGAGGTATGGTTGCCCATGACGGGGGCGCATTCGGGTCTCTCGCCTCTGTGGAGGTTTCTGACAATTTCTCCTCCTCCAATCTTTCAAATGCATCTTTTTCATCCATGGGTTCTTTGGGTTCACCCGAAAAAAGGATATCATTCTGTATCCTATCTACCGCATCCTCAAAGTCACTTTCTGTTGCTTTTTTCATCTCCACTGTATCTGCAAAGTTCTTTCTTGGTATCTTAGGGTTCATGTCGCGCCTCCAAATAAAACGACCGCTTCTCCAGAGTAGAGGCGCATCTTTCCCATGTTAAACATGAGTCAACCTCTGAAAAAGCGGCCCAAAAGCACGGAAAGATTTCTCCCTCCGTGTTGCGCCTCCACATCTTTTTATACTATTTATGCAGCTAAATTAGTGAGAACTTCTTCGCATGCACCTTGTACTTTGAATTTCACATAATCTGTTCGCGCCGGTACGTTCATTGGAATACTACCAAAAACACAATCCGGATATACCATTTGATAGATTTCTCCAGTTTCAACAAATATCAAAGTTGAACTGATTACAAACTGGATAAGTGGGTTTATTCGCTTCTGCCTATCATTAATAGCCTTTGCAAGTAAGAATATTTGCCCACTATGAACTTGAAGTTCAAAGTCAAACTTCGCATTCTTGAAAACATCATCTACCCTTGTAAATGCTTCACCTAAGAAATCTTGTTCCTTAATTTCACTTACAAGTTCTGTATTGAAATTCATAATATCAGTAAGCTCAAGTTGGGGAACACCTCCACTGAGTAATGTTACAACTACGTCTTGCCCGCGGGCCCTTTTTACAGCCATTTCATACCTCCTATTACGCCGCCAAATTTCCCAATGTTTCTGTCACTTCTACTGTTTCACCCGCCGTTACAGCAAGTACAATAGCGTCCATAGATGCCAATGTTCTCACAAATACATCCACTCTGAATATCCCTTTTGCAAGTGATTGCGGCGTATTGTTTGACCTCGAATCAATTGTAAACCCCGCAATACGTTGAACAGCACTGTTTCCGGTTCCAAGTAAACCTTGTAAAAATGATCTAATCTCACTTACAAAGGCTAAACGAATTGCAAGGCGCTGAAGTTTCTTACCATAAAACTTTGCCCTACGCGCCAACGTATCTTGTACAAAATATGCCATTCTACGACGATTAATATTTACAAGGTTAGGATTTACTGTGGGGTCAACGCTTACAACTCCACTTTGGAAAATCAACACCCCTTCGTCCATTCGAGGTGCACATATACCCGCTTTCTTAAATGTTATATAATCAGGCATTGTAAAACCTTGGACATTACTTCCTGACTCAAGCGATACCACTGCCTCAGTAAAGGTTGTAAGTTGGCCAGGGTTCTCCTCTGGAGGTAATTGAGACATTATCGAGCACAAAAACCCGTCTGCCCCAATATCCACAAGACCATCTGCCGTAAATCCAGCACCTCCTGCCAAACCTATGGCTGCAATTGCTGGTACTCGGGTTCTTACCTGTGGATATGTAAATATCACATTTTGACTTCGATAAGCTCCTACTCCGGGTTCTGCTGATATACTTGTAGCCGCCGATCGTGTCGTATTCATAGGCGTTCGAATTACACAAACCCTACCGAACAAACCTTGGGTAGATGCATCGATCGCATTGGATCGAACTTTTCTCCTGACCGCATTTGATTGTCTTGCAGACCATGAAATATTAACCTCACGAGCCACTGTATTCGGATCAAGCGTATTATCATAGGTTGTTTGATAAGCCGTATCAATTTGTGCCTCAGTCATAGCAGCGTTGATAGGTAAAAGGTTCGTGACCGAAAACGCACCCAAAACTGGAGGATCAGGTACAACTGTGATCGTACCTACCCCCGCACTCAAACCCGTACCATCGTCCATTGCATGACGAACTTTAACCTTGTAAGGACCTGCACTCGCCGCCGTAATCTGGAGATCTTGCATCGTTACAAGGGTCACAGTGCCCCCTGAATTTCTCACTCTTGTACCCGCTGGGAGAACTCCAGATACCCCTGTTACAGCAGTTGCCAATGTACCATTAACAAACCCCAAGCCCACGGCAGTCGATGATGCACCCACCAAAATTGTGCCCGTACCAGGGGTTGCCGTATTTGTAATACGGAGGTTTCCATTTATATCCTGCTCCACCTCCACATTGGATGCCCCGTGAGTAAGTTCAACAATCGTTCGTATTTCTGCCAATGTCACTGCATCAATATCCGCTACGTTGCCCGTACCCGCCGTATTGGCCGCTGTAAGACCCAAGGTTGTAAGAACACCCGATGAACCGGAGACTATGCGAACCTGACCCGTTGAACCCCTACGTCTACCTGTGAATCTCAATTGACCAGCATTGTTGTCTGCAAATGCAAACCCCGCCGTTGCATTTATACGCGAAATCACTTGAGCCAAACTTTGATCTGCAGCAAAGAAAGTCACTGTAAAATCAGGCTCACTATCATATCCTACTGTGAGTGTCTGACCTCCAGTAAAGAGGGTTGGAAACGTACCACCAACACCTGTTACTGTAGCAGCTGTAGCATTGAAAGTGGATGTTCCTGGTGCCCCACCATCTAAAGTTAATACCAAGGTTTGAGCAGGTTCCAAGTTGTATCGGAACGCCGCCGCGCCTGTAATATAAGCCAATCGTGTAAATTGCACTTCTCCTACGGAGGTATCCACTCGCACAATGATAAGTCTTGCGAACTTCTTACCATTGAGCTGAACAAAACCATTTCCATTCCAAAATTCAGGAACTATTGCACTATCAGCCAACCTCGATCGAGCGCATGGGTCATTACCCAATGTACCTCCACGCGCAAAACCAAACCCCCCAAAAACTTGGGCAAGGTCTACCGGACTTGCAATTTCCATAGGTTTATTGAACGGGCCCGCTTCAAACTCACCTACAAGCATCACAGTACCCGAACCTATGCCCCGAATCTCCGCAGGAGGTTCAAGGTCTAAAATATTCACAGCCTCAATCTCAAGAAGAACTTCCTGAGGTTGTTCTGTTGTAAAACGTCTTATAAATACCGACATACAAACCTACCTTTCCAAACCTTGTATTCAAACATATTGACCATATTTCACTGTACAGTTACTTGAACCTCTGTCTCCACTTGTGCCAAAACCTGAACCTCCGTACGAATGTCTATCTCAACCGCATTGACCAATCGTACCACTGGCACAACAAGGTTAAAGGCAAAGTGCGATTTGCGCCTATTACGAGCTGAATCAGCATCATCCACAAGCGTTTGACTCATAGGGAGGTAATCTGCTTTTACCCCGTAATATTCAGCTAATTTCATCGTCAAACCAAACCTCCCCTCGCTTGGTGAAAACAAATACTCAAGTCCACTTATAATGGCTTCACGTTCGCTTCTCGTTGCTGACCATACCTCCAAAATCACGTTTTCGGAGTAATCTGTGCCTTGTGCCTCCACAACTGTGCCCGGTCCAAACACACCATACGTGTCCTCACAAAAAAACGGCGTAAGCGCCGCTTGTTTATATTCTCCAGTTCCTGGTATACAAGCTATACAAGGTAGCTCTAATTCAACCTCATTATCGGGCCATTCAGAATACATCGACCTACGGTTTATTTGAAAAGCTATGGGGGCATTGTTTGAATCTTTTCTATAAAAAGTAGCCTCCGCAATAAAATCATACAATTGTTTTATCGCTGCTTGTCTGCCCCATGGGTAAACCTTTATAACAGGTGCAGCACTTGCAATACTTGGAAATATCAAACTACGTATTCTTTCAGAAACCCTTGAAAATATAGACATTTTATCACCTCCCCATATCCATACTTATTGCCCTCGCTACTTCCCTTTCAACAATCTTTACAAGTATCTTCTCCGCTTTTTCAGCTATACGAAGACCATTGGGGGCAAATATGCCCCGCTTGGTCATTACAGTTGCTATAGCCCATGCAGCATTCAACGCTTGCCTATCCGACATAGGAGGTATGGTAGGTTTACCCTTGTCATTTTTTACGCTCGCTGATCCAAATCTAAGTTTCTTGATAAATGACGAAAGCCTTTTTACAAGTTTCTCAAGATCCTTTTGAAATTTTACACCCTTGGATTTCTCCGATTTAGGACCTTTTTTTATCTCCGAACTACCATCTCGCGTATCTGAAACCTTTGATTTTGAAGTTGATTTCTGATGTCTCTTTGACCACTCAGCAAGCGCTGAAATCATCTTTCTACCAATTTTCACATTACTCGCCCTAACCCCGTACTCAATGAAAAGTGCATGTGGAGCATTGTTTACAATTTCCACCGGTTTATCTACCCCATTGTCTTGCACACGCCATGCTGCCCTATACAGCCCCTTATCAACTGGAGGATGTGGTTTTGCCTGTGGAATAAGCTTTGTTATGATTGTTTGTATACCAAACAATGCAGCAGATTTCATGCCCCTATGAGCACTCAATGCCATTTTCTCCTGGAGATATTTTTCCAGTTGAGTCATTTGTGTTTCTTCAAACGTTGGCATAGAAACCTCCACTTACCCATCAACCCACTTGATCAATCATCATCCTGACCAAGTTTACTCTCTCCACTTCTGTCTCGATCTTCACTTATTCTCTCTAATAGGAGAACCCATTGTGTCTTTCCAGCTTGTAAAAATGGCGTCGCGGAAAGCCTGTATTTCATGCGAATGGGCATACTGTCATTTCTCCCATCCTCCACTACCTCATAAAAAAACGAATAAGGTTCATCAATTCTGTCCTCATTCGTCGCCCGACCACGCAACATATCAGCCGTAAATTCTCGCGCAGAAACACGTGTGACACGAATCGACCCCACGGGTACAATCCCAACCGCGTAAGGCGTATACGAAACGGCATCCAAGTTCTCCACACGTGGAGTAGGAAGTATCTCCTTACGAAGTACTTCACGCTCATCTCCAGCCCCCCTTTCATCAGCCGTGAACTTTGTCCAAACTAGGAAAACTCGATACGGTCTTAACCCTAGTTTTGTAGCTATTTGACGAAGTGGACCTACTTTACCAGATAATTTGAAAGCCAATGTTCGCTTGGCTTGTTCAATTGTGAGAGGGGCAATCTTGGGCATTTTATTTGCCCTCAGAACTCTTTGACTTGGATAAACCTTGTTTGGGCAACTGGAGATTGGATGTTCCACTTGATGGCACCCACACTGACGATGGCCACGCAGATTGACATGGGGGCACGGAACCCAATGAGGATGCACCCGGAGCTCCACTCATCGATGCACTTGGTACCGCATTACCCATACCTCCTGTTCGCCTTGAAGATAAAATACCCTTTACATATGGCGCCAATTCTTCGGCCGTTGCACAAACCTCCTGAACCCCTTTATCTTTGATTAATTGACGAATGATCACACACGATGCTTGAGCAGCATCTACAATGGCTCCCCTTGGAAAAGACGCGCATCCACTTGCTGAAAAAGCGCTCATCAGAATGAATGCAATGGGCACATGATAACCACCATCATGTGCTTTCAACATAACATTTGTTTGTATCCGACCCCGGGGCACATGTTCATTTTTATCGGTTTTTTTGATGTTTTTCATCTCCACCTCCATTTACTATTTATATATTGTTTCTATACAAACAACCATCAAATCACATCCGTTTCAATTGTGCACACGAACATTTATCAAATTGCCCGCCAAAGCGTATCTCATGTCATACGGATTCGGTATCACTCCCAGGAGGTTACCCAATGTGTTTTGCCAATATTTATAATCTTGTTTTCTCGCTTCTAATGCATCTGGGCGCATCTGAATCTCATCCACTTGATTCACATCTCGATAATCAGAGCTTTCAAATATCTGCTTCTCCACTTCATCAAGTCTATCCAATGTCTCCCTAACCTTGGGTTCGGCCGCAGGAATCACCTTGTTCATTGCACCCTCAATAATAAACGTTGTCGGAAATGCAGCAGGTATACCAAGCGCAAATGACTCAACCTTACTCACATTCATATATCCCATGTGATGCCTTATTCGCATCTTCTCTGAATCAGAAAAAGCCATGGTCTACAACCTCCGTATCCACTTTCCAACAAACCTCTCAAACAACCTAAATAAAAGCCCCTCATCGCATCTGCGACAGGGGCTTATCTCCTAGGAGACTCAACCCATAAGTCGAACCTCGATCCCTTGCGATACCAACCCTTCAATGTCGTAGTATCGATCATCAAGCTCTTTACCTTCTGGCATGACCAAAACACCCAAAGGACTCGAATACTTACCCCCCTTAACCACAAGATAGGTTTTCGATCTGGATGCCTCCGCTTCCTCCCTCTCCTCTTGCGATACCTCCGGGATTTCAACTGCAAATGGGTCATTCAAAACCGGAGATTCAGATTCTATTACTATTGGTGATTTTGTTGGATTTCTAGGCATTGCGCGCCTCCTATCTTATTGAAAAAAAAAAGCCGACCCGCCATTCGAGCCGGCCATACATTCTATCATCTTAATGTACCCACGATTGGATACGAAATTTAGATGTTCTCCGCATACTCAAGAACCGCCGCTCGTTTGTACAATTGAGGACCTGTGGGTGCGGTCAAATCGGAGGGTGCAGCAAAGGCGGTGGAGAACGAATATGAAAGACTTACAACCTGTTGCAATCGATCGAGTGGAGCTCTGATGATCAATCGGATGCCCTCCGTACTGACTTGCATGTTGTTCATCATGATATCGAATTCACCAATCTTACCATTCACACCCGCTTCAGATACAAGATTAGATTCATCGAACATTCGTTCATACAAGGCGCTCTTACCTGTGATAACCATACGCCCAATTTGAACACCCGTCTCATTGATCACATCAGCCCCAATATATTCTCCGTATTTGGCCTTGGTACCAGTAGATACAAGGTTACCAACATTGTATTGATTCGGGGACTCTGTGTTCATGAAGAACATCACTTGGTGCATATGACCAATGAAGCCTTGCTTGTAAATCGCACCTTCGGGTAAAGATTGATTTAGACGTTGGAAAACAGGGTCAGCAAATAACTGTGAATTTGCAAGGGAGGAGATATGGGCATGGTAAAATCCATCATCATGAGGAGGTACATTGTGAAAGCGTAATCTACTGACTGCATTGATAATTAATTGCAAGGACAAGGTATCGTTACTTGTAATAGAATCTACTCCCGAACCACCGGAAGACCTATAAATATCGACTGCATTTGCAGAAGCTACTGGGGTTCTGGTAGGTATAACTACTCCTACTGTTGCATCTAAATACAAGGTCCCAGGTCCGAAAGGATCGAGTGGGTTGTCCGGTTGGTAACCTATCACATTTCTTGAGACGGGGGTAGTATGTTGAATTGTTATAGGAAGTGGAGTGGAGGGGGAGACGGGTTGTGGTCTTGCAGAAGAATTAACTTGGTTGGCAAAGGGCAACAGGACTGTGGTGAAACCATTGAGGGAAGCAACTTTGATAGTTGTATCGGAGGTAGCCGTGGCTGCAGTGAGAGAAGTTCTTCCTGAGAGATAAGGTTTGAAGAGGGCATTTCGAGCTAGGAAGTTGATAGATCTACCGGCTGATTTCCCAAGCTCTTTGATTTTACTATAGAAGATACTGACATTTGCCGTAGCGCTTGTTGGCATATT